CGAAGTCGTCGTCATCTACCGGTGCCGCCTTCTTGGCTTTCTTCGCATTCTTCGCCTTCTTCGGCTCATCATCATCGTCATCGAAGTCGTCGTCATCTACCGGTGCCGCCTTCTTGGCTTTCTTCGCATTCTTCGCCTTCTTCGGCTCATCATCATCGTCATCGAAGTCGTCGTCATCTACCGGTGCCGCCTTCTTGGCTTTCTTCGCCTTCTTCGGCTCATCATCGAAGTCATCATCATCGTCATCGAAGTCGTCGTCATCTACCGGTGCCGCCTTCTTGGCTTTCTTCGGTGCCGGTTCATCGATATCATCTTCACCGTCAGCATCTTCGATTTCAAAGAATTTTGCCTTCAGCTCATCATAAGATAATATAACAAGTAACTCATCCAAACAATGAAGTTTTTCCAATTCGGCTTCGGTGTACGGTTTACGATTTTTGAATACAATTCGGTTCACTTTATCAAACGTGAAATCACCGCCTGACTCTTGGTCAATACCCAAACGAAGTGAAAGACCATCCAAATCTGAGAACGTATCAAAACCATCCTCATCTGGGTCGGAATCGCTGAGAACACCGTCAAGAGTTTTTCCAAAACAATAAAATGAATTGTCCCAAATCTGCCAACCCTTTTCTGGTGCTGCATAGTCTTTGGTGTTGAACAACTGACGCTCTTGTGGTCTCAAATCTTTAACCATTTGAGGGTCAACATTGCTCTTTTTAGACAACTTGGCAGCATACTCACAAATCGGGCACTTTTTACCCGCTGTCATCTTCGGGCACACATAGGACTTACTCTCAGCACCCACATTTCTATGTGCATAGAATGTACGCTCATAGTGTAATTCACCCTTATCCGCCCATGGATTGCCTTCACCTACCACATACGATAGAATATCCACAATGGCCTTATTCTTGGGCTTGAACATCGACACACCATCGGGTATTCGTATCATGGTACTGCCACCCGTCATGTGCTTTTCAGCACGCTTCCTTACATTAGACGCAGCACTGCTTCTTTTTCTCTTTGTCATAACTAACCTTTCATTGATTTACTTAATTTTGTTGGCTATTTGCTTTCCACGATAGAACGCAAACACGGCAAACTTTACAATAAAATATCCCACAAAGGGTGATATTGCTACCAATATATAAATATCAATTCTATTCATTTTTGGCCTTCCTTCTTCTGCTCCTTGTTCGGGCAGTTTCTTTTCTCATATCATCAGTAGCATCATCATCTTCATATGAACTTGTGAACGCCTGAGAATGGGAATAGCACAACTCCTTCAAAGAATGCTTTTTATGCTCCAACGCATTACAAGCACCTTGAAGAATATCATAGTCATATTTCGCCTCAGCCACATCTGCCACTGCTTGAATATACCACTCGTGCTTTATTATTGTTGATGCTACAGCACCCTCAGTAATTTTTGATAATCCAAACTTGAGTGGATTTTTCCTAATCATCAAATCCAATTTAGCTTTCACCACGTCAAGTCTATTTTTTTGTAAATCCATAAACTTGCGTGCCGCCGCAGTCTTTTCCGTATAATTATATACCAAATCGGCTTGCTTCAAAAGCTCTTTAGCTAAATCCATCTCATCAATTTGAAAATCTGAATGTTTCTTCATATCATTATCCGTGTAAAACTTCGTAGCAGGCAGCCACTACGCCCGCTGCTTTATTATCGTAGAATGGTGCGGAAAATGCCTGTATAATTAAAAATGCTCTATCAGCTAAATATCCACCACTCAACAAAACACTCTTAGCATAACCCAATACGCACCACCGAATCGTCTCAGAATCATTCAACTCCATTTTACGTAACATAGCGGCGATTTCCGGCCACTTTGCCTTGGGGTTGTGTAATACCCTGGCCAAATCGATTGCTGCCTTTTCGTCCACCATTTCCGCAACACCCTCCAACATATCCTCTGTGGTGGTGAGATTTATAACCTTATGGAGTGAAACGAGTGCTGTGCGGGCTGACTTATCCGAATTTTTAGCAATCTTTGCCAAAACCTCATCAGGCAGCATCTTACCTTCTTTTTCACAAACGGATTTCAACAAATTTATCAAATCAGCTTCTTTAATGGGCTTGACCTCAAATTTAGTGAACCGGTTTCTCAAAGTAGGAATTAATTTTTTCGGGTCAGTAGTAGCCATGAAAAAATATACATGACTTGGTGTATCTTCCGTCATCTTGAGAAATGCGTTTTGCGCATCGGTCGTCATCTTATGCGCCTCATCAATAATCCACACACGGGCCTTACCCGATATTGGACTCAAGCTCATCCGCTTTCGAATATCTCTAATGCTTGCGATACCATTAAAATCAGCACTGTTAAGCTCTTCCACGTCCTGCTCACCGGCATCCACATACTGACAAAGAATCCTTGCCAGTGTAGTTTTACCACATCCGCTTTCCCCTGTGAAAAGAACGGCATGCGGGACAGCTTCGGCTTTAATAAGTTGTTTGAGTGCTTTCACAGCTGAATCTTGCCCAATAACGGCTTTGAAATTCTTTGGACGGTATTGTTTGTAAAGTTCTAACGACATAAAAAGTTCCTCGATTAAAATGAATATTCTTGTTTGTGATACCAACTTTGATTAATGGGGGCCACCTCAGCTTCAATTTCCAACTGAGTGGTTATCCATTTCCACTTCTTACATATATCTTGAGTCATGACGGTGTTAGCAATTTCTAAATAGTCTTTCAATTCCTTCGCATAAACATCTGCCACAATACTATCGTGAATCTGACCTACTATTAAACTTTTCATTTTATATTTTGTTAATATTTTTTGAATACGTATCAAGCTCCATAATAAGCAATGAAATGCGGTTCCTTGAACAACATAGTTTGTCACTTCTTTTCGATTGAATACGCCTTCGGTTCGAAATCCGGTCAGCGTTTCAAAATACCCTTTATGGCAATACGCATCCCACCACTCAGACTTCCATTGGTTGTAGACTTTGAAACGATTATTCCAAAAATCATTTTCCACCGCTTTCATATGATGAATAAATTCATGTGGCTGCGGCGGTGTATCTCTATTATACACGCCCAGTTCCGTAATACCCTTGCGTTGTAAATGCGTATACAATGACGTTCCATCCCGCTTCACCAAATGCATCTTTTCAATAGAACCCCATAAACTGGTAGCATTACTCACAAACCAATCCCCGTAAAACTGAGGAAAAACAAACCCGCCTTTTCCACAATCTCTCAAGTTCTTTATCCGCTTTTTATCACCGGCAATTTCAGGGTCATTTATCATTTCAATCTTATTCAACTTAAAACACTGCTGAGCCATATCCCTGTGCATATCCTTAGATTTATCATGTAGATAATCGTACATCACAGGGTCATGATGATACCACGTGGCGGCATGAACTTCCACGCCCGAATAGTCAGCTTCAACAATATGGTGGCCGTCTCTGGGAATGAAACATTGTCGTATTAATTTACCAATCTCAGGGTCACGAATCGGTATATTTTGAAAGTTGGGTGAGTCTGATGAGCTGCGAAATGTAACCACAAAATTTAAGTTGAAACTTGGATGTACGATACCATTGTCTGTTGCTTTTTTAATTCCCAACAAATACGTTCCCATTGCCTTTTTTAATTTAGCCAGCTTCAAGTATCTACGTACAAACGCACTATCAATAGTTGATAACGCTTCCTCATCAACTTTATCCTTACCCGTATCAGTTTTGGATGTACTCACATACTCAAATTGCTCAAATAGTATTGTCGCCAATTGCTCTCTACTATCCAAATTAAACTTTTGGCCGTATGTCTTTCGCCAGGCTTTGTATATCTTATCGGCTTTCATTCTATCTACAATTGTTCCAATTTTAGCCTTAGTTTCTGATATAGCTTTGAGTAAATATTCTGTATCAATCCGCATACCATTTTTCTCAACTTGAGCTAAAGCAATAACACCCTCGTGAAATAACTCGTATGAACTTGCATTAATCGGTCGCATACAACTCCTGTATTTTATTTTTGCTAAAGGCCAACATCTGAATCTCAGCAACCTTAAATGTAACCAACGAATCCATACCATTATATAATAATAAATCGCCAGTTGGTATTTGATGTATCTTATTTAGTTTGGATGTACCGGATGACTCCAATAAATGATTTACACTATCGTTATAACTCTTAACACCTAACAACACATACGCTTGAAATTTTAAACCTGTAACTTTAGGCTGACTATTTATAATATGAGCGGCAATCATTGTATCCCAAAACCAATTTCTCACCTTTGTTCCTACCTTTTCCACCGTCCATCTTTCTTCAAACTTTAAGTTGGCCGCCATTTTCTTGCTTTCATTGCGAAATAGATTATACATCACCTCACATATTTCATCATTCCAACTGAAAGCGATAGTTCTTCGCCCACCCCAACATATAGAACAAGAAAATAATTCACTGCCTTTTATTTCCGGCTTCAAGCAATTCGCCTCATAATCAAAAGCAAATGGCTGCTTCTTTTTCGCCATATCGTTTATATATTTTACGGCCAAAGACGGCCTTGCAATAATCTCAATATCTCTTTCGTATATCGGCAATACACCCCAAGGATAATCAAAACACTTATCCAACGATGCTAAAAAATATCTTTTGAATAATACTTTCTTGACTTCACTTCTATCATCAAAGAACGCCGGATGGTAATTGGGGGCAATCCACATGTTTAGCGTTTGGCAGGGTATGTTATAACCCACCCAACTATCTAAGGCAGGAAATTTTTCAGACTTCCACGTTTGACCAATTACCATTTTAGTGGACGCATACCCCATTGGTATTACAACTTTGGGTCGGTGCTTTTTAATAAACCTTAAAAAATATGGAAAACACGCCGCTATCTTTGCATCATCAATTTTTTTATGGTGAGTATGGCATCGAATCGTGTGCCCTACCCAACAATCATCCCTGGCTGATATACCCCTCTTGGATAGTATGCGTTCAATGTAACGGCCCGCTGTAGTGTCCCAAAACGCCACACCATTATCTTCAGCCACAGACGGAACCTCAGACAATATCAAAATCCCCTTTTTACCCCGTCCTGAATATTCTATTTTGGGAGTGCAACAGCTGCGATACAATCCACACCCACCGCACAACGGAATGCTGCCGGTGGGTGCCTTCTTCGCATACTTAGACATCGAAAAAAAACTCATACCACCGCCGCCATCAAACAAGTAACATATTGCATTTTACCCTGTTTGACTTTCAACCGGCCTTCCGTTATCTCGCACTGATTGTTCTTCGCCAAGTCTACTAACAACTTGGGTGCTATTCTGAAGGATATGTTGTGGCCTTCGTATTGGATATGCTTTATCTCACTAAACCATCCACTCGCACCTTCACCCTTAATTTTCATAGCACCTGGCCTTAAATGAACCTCAATGCTTTTATCTTCAATATTTTCAATTGAAAATACTTCGGCCCTCTCAACAGCATCTTTAATATCCTTGGGCAGAACCGTCTTTTCACCATCCACGTCAAAACTCTTTGATATGTCGGGATAATCTTCCACGAATCGCCGGCACGACAAAATCAACCCTGAAGGATTTCTAAAATGGATCCAATTGCGTGTTTCGGAAAACTCAGTCATATCCAAAGCTTGTATATTTTTCAAGCTATCTTTCCTGATAACAATCTCTTCACGCACACCTGTCATAATATTATACCTACCAGCCTGTGCGTTGTCGCACGCCTCTACCCACTCTGGATGAACGTGAATACACGTTAATGCAAAATGACTTTCATCCCTGCTGGCACAAGAACTTACCATGGAAACTGCGGTTCCAAAATCCTCTGGAACTGGTTTCCATTTCTTTGGAGTTTCTAAAGATTCAAGCGGCAATAAAATTTCGGCTTCAGCCCTGATGCCTGATTTCTTCTTCTTACCGCTCACCAACAATTCACCTTCAGTAAGAGTGATATTCAAATCATCCTCTTTAAGCTTCTTCAATAAACTTAACAATGGTGCTGCCTGAACTGCGCAGGTCAAATCCATACACGTTGGGAATCGGGCAGCCACCTCATCATTAAAGGTTATCACCTGACCATCTGAAAAAACAAAACAGTTGCTTTGCTCAATCTGCTCCTTGGCCGATAATCCTGGTGTCACGGCTTCCAATTCTTTCAACAATAAATCTCTGTTTACTCTCATCTTGTTATCCTTTAATTATTCTCATTTTGAAAAACTTTTAGAATCCATTTTGGATTTAGTCGTAACTTAAAATACATCAAGCTATCACTATCACAATGACCACCATCGTTCACTAACTTTTTACGGTTTTGGATATAAGGCATTTGATAAAAATTATATCGCATAAGTTCATTCAAAAATGGTGTACCGTCATCAATACAATATCGATAATTTATGAACGCATAATTTTCATCAAAAACATTCATCCCCACACACACGCCGTCATTAAATAACCCCCAACGATTTTTCCCCATAAGAACAAATTGTATCAGGAGTTCGTTATCAAATAACTCACGGCCATCAGCCCATTTTAACAATAACGTCTCAGCTGCTTCGCTGTCCTCTAAACTATCGGTCAACGGTCGATATACTAAAGCACCACCGCTTCTTGCTGGATATTTGCGTATGTTCCTGCGGAACGCTTTCCACTGCTTACCCTGAAGGTTGTTAAATGATTTGGGGTCGTAAATATATTGATAATCCAAAACCTTGAAATGAGTCTTTTGTGATTTACCATCTTCCACCACGCTGCTATAAAAGGGCACACTGGTCTCTAATTCCCCCAAAGCATTCAATGGTGGGAAATACCATTCCCCATTATCCTTAAAACCCCTCAAACCACCGTCAATAGAATACTTCAAACCCTTGAGTTCAATATACTCCAGGCTCATCCAGAAATTTGGCAAATGCTTAGCTTTCTGAATCGCCGCTAAGTATTCCAAGATTTCCGCCCTTTTTCGCATCTGAGTTGCTGTTAGTCTTTCCACGGCACTTCTTTCTGTTTTTAACTAATTTATTAATTAATGCTTTAGATACACCGCCACTTTTTCTGCTTTTACCGCCCATATGTATTTCCTTTAACTTCTAACCGCCCAATTCATCATATACACACTGAGAAATGATACCCGTGAAGGGCATCGCCTTCTCATTACTTTCGAACAAAACTACATCTTTACCAACGAAGTAAAATGCTACGGAACCCACAAAAGAAAACAACGCCAAAAAGTCATTAGTTCGCACCCCTATGGATGAAAAATCTTTCAACGGTTCAGCCGCTAACAATCCATCAGACTTCTGCTGTTTAATGGTAACCACCGAACCGGAATATATGTTGCGTTGCTGGCAAATAAATTCACCGCCTTCCACCTTGAATTCAATGTGGGATAATTCCTCATCCAACAACTTAATAAAATCCTCATCCAAAACAATCTTATTGCAACGCTTGGCTGAAGACACTACATCTTTATAATACTTTTGAACCTGCTTGGGTGAGTGGTCAGGTGTCCGGCAGGACTTCTGACGAATGTACTTGCCTTCTTTTTGAATGAAAACAATCCGTCCATCTTTCTCAGTGAACTTATTGCTATCATAATCAGACGCCATAAACGACACCGGATGCTCAAAAGTTTTTTCACCCCTTCGCAAAGGGCAACGCATTAGCACGGTGTGGTCTTGATTCATAATGAATACCGAATCGCCTAAACAATAGATAGTATTCTTCAAACGTCCATTTTGCTGTAATGCCGCCGCATGCGCAAAAATATTTTCTACTCTTTTTCTCACTTCATTCATATCATATCCTTTTATGTTAAACTACATATATAAATCGTAGACTCAGTGGAATTTAATCTGTTTATAAGCAAACTTTTTCCACTTCCCACCATCTAAATATTTTTGTACGACACTTTCCTCAATCCCTAATCGCATACAAACAATGCTAAGTGGCTTCTTACGCACTATATGTTGAAAGTAGATATATTCCCCAGCTGACTCATTTACAGACGTATACGGCAAATCTGCCAACGGGTACACATCATACTCTTTCTTGTCCGGATAATCAGTAGCATCTTGACAAATACGCTCAAACGATTTTTCAACGTCATTCGCCTTCTTACCCAAAGCACGTGCTATGGTAGTGAATGGGATGCTACGAGTGGCGCAGAAAAATATAAACACATATCCATTATCACCATACTGTTTATTCACATTACCGTCCATCACACTAAACCTTTCAAAATATCTAATCTAAAATCACTATTATCAAAACGCCAAATTATGTTGCCGTCTGAATTACCGGCCACATCCAATCCTCTACTCCAACTATGGCTGTACGCATCGTTACCCCCACAATTCCACAATTGGTGAACTTCCTGTTCTAATGCTTCTGATAAAAAGCCACCACGCTTATTTACCCAAGCCGCAAATTGCTTCCAAGTGGTTGGCTTTCCCTTCTTGGATTTTATATAACGGGCCGCCATTACCGTACAACCCCAATTCATGCCAAAATCCTTAAACCAATCACCCACTTCACAACAAACGGATTGGTCGTTGTCGGGATTATTTCCCATATCAAACGTAGAACAACTGAACCCTTCTTTGCGGAACTCTTTCATAAATTCACCCAGCAACAAACTTCCCAACGCCTGAGAATCGCACCCTGCTAAAACAATCCTTTGCCAATCCAATCCCACGTTCTTGAAACTTTGACTGATACCTGGATTTTTAGCGGTGTATGAATACGTATCAAACGTGATATTCTTCACGCCAATACGTTTCATATCTTCCATGTACTTCATAACATCTTCTTGCCGGTCATTTACAAAAGGTAAAAACGGCTCAATGCGGGCAACTACTCTAACCCCTGCCTGTACAAGTTCTTCCATGGCGTCCACTCTTTCTTGGTAGGATGGTGCGCCTGGTTCAATGGACTTTAATAATTTATCATCACTACTAATCAACGTGATATGAATAGCAGTTCCGGCCTTATTTCGTGATAATGCTTTAACATATGCGCTCTCACCCACCAACGCTGATTTCGTGTTTATCATCAACGGATATGCATTGTCTGCTAAGTATTCCAGCAACTGTAAAGCAATTCCATACTGCTTTTCCTCTTCCAAAAAATCTTCAAAACGAATACCGAACCTCATGGGTATCTGCATGGCTATTGCCTTGGCAACGGAATTTTTAACCGCATGAGGGTCGGTGCCTCGTAACACCATCATTTTATCTAATTCTGTTTTGTACTTATCTGGATTGCAATGACGATACCCCATTGTTTTACTGTTATCAAAAAACGCCGTATATAACGATGCCCTGAAGGCATTTGCATAGCAATATTTACAATCAAACGGACACAAAAGCCCATCCCAAATATCTATATTCAACGGCATAGGACACGCCGCCGCTCTACACGATATTTCAACAAAGCTGTTTACTTCTTCCGTATTCAGCAAACGTTCCTGCTTCACCCAATTTTCACCGTTCAACTTGAATTCTTGATATCCGGTTTTACGGCCTTTTTCTTTGACAGCTTTAGCCTTGGTCTTGTGTGTCAAAAATCCGCTCATACGAGGAACTATTTTGGAAACGTCTTTTCTCAAATCCCAATAACTCATTTTATACTTTCATCAAATAATTATTGTTGTCTTAATATCATTGTCTTAATATCGTTAATGTGCTTACAATCCAAACCCTTCTAAAATCTTGATTGTAAATTTATCCTTACAATCAATAAACACTCTATCAAATTTACCCTTTTTTGCTTTTACTAACATTACATGTTTATTGGGGTATAAATATACACTTTCAATTCCCCATCCCATCAGGTTTATAAAGGACTCAGCAACGTTCAGATAATCATTTAATCTATCAATATCCCATTTCTTTAAAGAAAAAGGAAAGACGTCAGTCCATATAAAACATTGTGTGGTAGCAGATAGCATTTGAAGAAAAGACAACACCATTTTAATTTGCTTTGTGAATGTAAACCTGTTGTGGTCAAAAAAGCAACAATCAATAGTGGTTCCCCCCCTTTTAAGTAGACGTTGTGTAAGAACATCACGATTATAAATACGTTGATTTGGAAAAAAACGTTCCAAACAATGCACCAAATCAATGTTTATATCATTCAATATCATTATAGGGTCATGAAGTTCTTTTATCATAGCACTACTAAATCCAATTCCAGCAAATGGCTCTAAATAAGTTTTTACATTTTCTTCAGAAAGAAACGCATACAAACCGTTAAGCTTATAAACTAAATCAGTGTTTTGATTCATCCCCTTTTTTATTTTTTTAATTGATGTGAAACTGGTTTTTACTTTTTCTGGAACATCTATCACATAAGATATTTTTCTATTGTAGCATTTCATTTCCATTATAAAGTCCTGCATCTTTCATAGTGTAATTATCGCATTTTGTACCGTGTAAAATTTTCTGTGCTAAATCCTTGTCGCCGATACCTTCCCACGTTTTTTCCAAAACCTGTTCCGGTGTATATCCTTTTTGAAGTAACCGCTTCCAATAATGTGTATTTCCTCTGGTTGGATTGGGAACGTTTATTCCACAACAGGTGTTTGCCTTTTCTTTCCATTCAGGGCCGGTGTTAACAAAATCAGGGCAACCTAAGAGCATATCATGCTTTTTCGCTATATCACACAATTGTTGCTGAATCTTCTTCCAATGTTGGTCTTGATTATATTTCCATATCTTTTCAATATCCACGCCGATATTACACAACCGCTTCGCCACAAAATCATTAAAATGAAAATTATATGTATTGTAGCTTTTCACGCCAATAGATTTTAACCGCACCACCATATCTTCGAATTGAGAGACGGTATGGAATCCTGGGATAAAAGGTTCACCATTTACACCAACATTATATCCTAATTTGATATACTGCTTGATATATTTCAATCTTTTGTCAATTGTGGGTGTCCTGCCCCGTTCCAATAATTCTTGGTCTATATCACCCCCAGGACTTATAACAGGCATAATACTCAACAACCCCTCTTCATTGGCAGAGGACAGCAAAGCTTCATCCCTATACAAAGTATTCACGAACCTGGTTTGTATAACAAAACTCCACTTGAGTTTTATTAAAATCTGAAGAATTTGATGCGATACCTCATATTGAAGTTCCGCTGGTTGGTATGGGTCTGATTTATTTCCTAATCGCAATGTTTTTTTGCGGTAGAGTGCGTGAGCTAAGGTGGTGTGTGGATTTTTATTTTTTAATCCATTTACCAATTTACGCTCCACATCCTCTGGGTTGGCCGGTCGTAAATCTGTACCCCAAACATGATTTAATCGCCGAACCCAACAATGGTGGCAATCAACCAAACAATTCCAATATGAGTCTATGGAAAGAGACAAGGGGCAATATAAACAATCACCCCTAACTCCCACCGCTGCTTTGTATGTTTTCATCAGGCTCATTTCATTTTCTTGATTTGGCCACCCTTACGTGCTATGATACCTATGCGCTTCAAAATGGCTATAACCTTATTGTAGGCATATGCCGCTTCCTTGATGTTGTTCTTGCCACCGTTCTCAGCATACGAATCATCTGCCGCCGTAATAACGTCAGACTCACTTTTAACAGCACCCGTTTCCAACGCCATAATTACATCCACTGTAACGTCTACACGTGTAATTTTTTTGTCAGCTGCGGCGTTCTTCAACTTCTTCGCCGGTTCCTCAGCTTCTTCGGCTTTCTTCGATTTCTTGACCTTTTGGGCTTTCTTGACCGGTGCTTCTTCGGCTTCTTCGGCTTCTTCGGCTTCTTCGGCTTCTTCGGCTTCTTCGGCTTCTTCAGCTTCAACCTCTTCGGCTTCTTCCTCAGCTTCAACCTCTTCGGCCTTCTTGGACTTTCTTGAACGCTTGGACTTCTTGGCAGGTGCGTCTTCAGCTTCGGCTTCTTCGGCCTCATCCGATATTTCGATTGACTCTTCAATCAACGCCTGAAGAATAGCAGTTTGACGCTCATCATCAAACGTGGATGCTATCTCATCACCCTCACCTTCCAACAGTACCGGAATCTGGGACAGGGTCTTTTCGAATTTCTCATCATCCCACTGACGGGCAGCCTTGTACCCCAAACCCTCTAATACCAAAATCACTTCTTCCTTGGTTGCCTTTACGGTTGCCGCTTCATTTTTTGTTTTCTTTGCCATCTTCGTGTCCTCTTGTGTTTTATTAATTTTTAACATCCTACGTACATTACATTCAATATATTATCGTAAAAGCAATGATAAATTGCAATAAGATTTTTAACTTTTTATGGATAAATTGATTTTATAGCAACGTCACCAATATCCTTACACCCAGCCACATGAACGCATCGGGCCACTTCGAACTCCTCTTCACGCCGGACAACCCAATTTAATCTGGTTATTTGCTTCTTTTTCTCTTGTTCGTTCATATTTAGTCCAATCATACCCGTCACATGGGCGTTTTTTCGCTTATCGTCTGAAAAATTCTCTTGGCGGATAACTTCGGCTGTATACGCCGCCGAATCGGATTGAGTGGCCGTAACTAATAAACAATGATATTTTTGACTTACCCCACGCAGTTGCTTCCACGTTTCATTTATCCGGTCTCTGCCCTCAACTCCAGGATAAGTCATATCCAAAATATCGGCATAGTCCAATACGATAACATCTGGAACCCAACCATCCAACGCCCAACCATCCAGTATAGATTTAATCTTGTTAACATGAAGTGAACTGTTGGTGTGGCAACTTAATTTGAAATATGTTTCCCTGCTTCGAATCTTTGTCTTCAAAATCTTCTTACACGCTTGCCAAGCCACTTGCCAGGATAATGGAGTGGTAAAAACTTTAGACTTATATTTTACCATCGCAACTTTTTGGTCATTATCCTTTTTCATCGCCACCGGAATCTGAACTGTTTTCACATACACTGGATGGCGTGCTACTCGTACCATCAACCGTTTCATTATCTGATTTCTACTATTATCACCAGCCTCAAAGAACGCAACACGCCGCCGCTGTAACGATGCTCTGAAAGCAATATCGTGCAACCAAAAACTTTTACCCCTCTTGTCGGGTGCCACCAATGCAATAAAACTATCACGGGCCAAACTATTACCAAAAAACAACCCCAAATCCCCACTGTACTGAACTATACTTTTTTGCTGTTGTTCGAATGCTTCTTGAATTACGGTCTTGGATTGAAAAACATCAATCCCTTCGCCACCACCTAATTCTATCTGATTGAAAGTAATTATGGCCTCATGAGCCTTTTCCGCATTACCCAAATCCAAATAGGTCTCGATGGTATCTTTCAGCTTTTCAACCTGAACCCTGTTGAAATACCTACCAGCCAAATCTAATACATAATCTGGATTGACTTCATGTTCTTCGTTTTCAACATCTACCACCGCAATAAACTTCTCAATCAACGTTACCAAAGCATCATCATCAATCGAATCCGCCCACGTGGTATAAATATGCTCAATGTCGGCCCTGGGTGCTTTTTCATAACTCTTATAATAATCTACACACCACTTGCCAACCAAATTACTCCAATTGTTTTTGAATAACCCACCACCCATCCATTTGGATGCTATTCTACTCAACACATAATCATTCACAATCATACTACTCAAAATCACTCGTTCATCTTTGCGGTCAAACTTTTTGATTTTCATAAAATTCCTTAACAAGTTTCAAATATTCGCATGCGCTCTTATTCTCACCATCCCACTCTTTATTGTACGACATTATCCTACGTATAAAATCGTCATTATCCAATGAAAATATATAAGCATTCAAACTTCGGTTCCAATCCGTCCAATTATGAACTTTAGCATAAATCGCCGTACAAAAATTATCCATATACACAGTTGGCTCTGAAACATATGAATGAAGGTAATTAACAAAGTGGTTTAAACTCTCGTCAGACTTATTCACCAAAGCTTTCACTTGTTTATGCGCTCTATAATATCGCTGATAGTTCTCATAAGTGGTTTGTAATGATTGAAGTAAATGGGTCTCATCTACATTACCCCATAAACTACTTTGACGGGCAATCTTTTTAATCTTGGAGGAAATGATTATCAGTTCACCGGAATTAATGGCTGCCTGTTCTATGGCTATAAATTTATCACAAAATGATTTAGCCGAATATGCTTGGTGAACGTATTTTTTTCCAAAATTAGCAATATACCAATCCAATACTTTTTTCATACGAGAATGAGAAATTCCTTGGTGGTGAAGTTTAACAAACTCCTTCGTCCAATTTTTTATATTAATGGTGCGAAATACTTTATGTTTTATTTGGATGATACTTTCTAACTTCTTGGCGCAAATCTCTTCCATTGGTATTTCTTCTTTATACAACAAACCATTAATAATTTTATTGGAATTGTCGCTGCCTTTGGCTGTGACTCTTCTTTTATTATTATCTTTATAAGCATTTATGTATGAGTTATCCACAGTCTGGTTTTCCATGACTGTGGTGGGGTGGTTGGTATAGAAATTAACACGCACAAAATGACCTGTGATTTGTCCGTTTTCATTCTTATCCGCCGCACGTTCAATTAAACCCAATCTCGATAATATCATTGATAATTTCCTGATTTTATCTTTTCCACACTTCAATCCTTTAGCAGCAAAATCAACTGTCGCCTTCGGTCGGTTCGTCTTTTGCCAAACAGCTGTGTAATAATAAAAATTATATAACCCAATCAATCCAATCGGGTCATCTTCCTTCAATAGCAAATCATAAGTTGCCTTTGGAATAACTATTGGCCTGAAGTCAATATCTTTCATCATTTCATCAATTTCCTTATTTTCTTAATTTCTGCCGTAGATGCTGCCCCTGGGTCTTTACTATCCAATACCACATTATAGGTGTCTCCAGGATATAAACTCAGCAGGTCGGCCAGCCTGGTGGCTTGCTGCTGGGCTACAGGCTCATTGTCAAAACATATAACCCGTAAAGGGTATGCGCTTATGCGTAGAATCTGAGATTGAGAAAAATCCATCCCCAAAGTTGCCGTGGCCCCAGGGCCGATTTTCCAAGCATCCGTCACTCCTTCCGTAACAGCAATCGCATGGCGGCAATATTCCTCACCATATAGCACATCTTTTTTATTCATTGACTCGCACGTCTTTGGTGCGTGGAAATATCGGCTGCCTTCTTCCTGGATGGAACGTGTAAGCCAGCTGACGGTTTGTCCGTGGTATGTGATTGGAATGTATATTTTGCCGGTCTGACTGCCGCCGCCGATACCAATGCTTTGTATATCCCACAAACGAACTAACTCAGCACAATCAAATCCACGCTTTTCTAAATATCGTTGATGTATGCGTAAAAGTGGCCGAATCCCTTTGGGAGTTCGCAGAGTATGAATTTCAGCTTGTTTACGTGCTATGACGTCTGGAATGATATCTTTTAACAAGGCTTGAGCTGAAGAATAATTTATATTCAACAAAGCAATTACAGCATCAGCCACGCTTTTCTTTCCACAACGCCAGCAGTTGACGTAATGAAACTGCTGAGAATACCCCATATGATATTTTCCGGTGTTCCTACCGCAAAAAGGGCAATCGAATTGAATCCAACCTGCACGGGCGTGGTGATGTTTTCCATTACCATCTATGTATGGTATTTTATATTGTTGAAGAATATCTTGGAATTTCACTTCAGCAATCTTTCATTATCCTCTAACCGGTCTTTCATCATACTCACAATCATAGCTTTCATACTGGTTTGACGCTTGGCGCAATACGCCTTGAAATGTGCTTTCAACTCTACGCTCACACCATTTAATAGCAATGCTGTGGTTTTCTTCTTTCCAATATTTCTTAGCATTTTTGCCGCCTCAGTTCTTCTTCCAATAAATCAAATATCTTTGAGTTATTAATTTTTTCACTACCGTCTAAAATCTGAGATATTATGCCTTGTTTCTCTTGTATAATTTTACATAGTTTTTCTTCAATGGTTCCCTTCGCCACCAAGTAATATATCTTGGCTGTATTTAGCTGCCCTATTCGATGTATACGGGCCTCAGCTTGGGAATGCTTACCAGGTGTCCAGTCCAACTCTATAAACGCCAGGGTGCTGGCTGCTGTCAGTGTTATCCCCTCACCTGCCGCTCGTATATTACCGACAAACAGTCGGATTTTCTTGTTTCGCTGAAATATATCCACCGCATACTGTCTTTTCTTACCCGTCACACTACCGTCTATATACACGGTTTGGGCTTTGTATCGGTTCACTATCATTTTGAGTATATTGCGATGCGTGCACATTAGAACCAATTTTCCATCTGTATTCACAAAGAAATTATCCACCCATTCAAAAACCGCCGCCATCTTGTGTTCCGCCGCCAATCGTTTCAAATACGCCATCTGTACTAATTTTTCCGCTTTTTTAGCCTTCGCCGCCTTCGCCGGTGAAGTGCTTTTGAGCCATCGGATGAAATTGCGTGAGGCTGCTTTATATTCCACGGCACCGGCTTTGGACAAGTCTAATGGAATCATCTCAACCTCAGGGTCAGCAACTTCTTTCAAATGGTCTTTCTTCAATCGTCTTAGCATTCCGTGCCGTTTTAATTTGGCGTGAAGTTCACCTAAATTATTTGCCCCGTCAAAATCCCACTTGCCTCGTTTCTTCACTGGATTACAATACCGGAACGCAAACGCCCAATATGAGCGATATTTGGACGGCCATATAAGATTTAATGTTGCGTAGAGTTCCTTGGGTCTATTGGTGAGTGGGGTGCCACTCAGGGCCAGTATGTAGGGTGTATGTCTGCTTAATGCTTTCACATTTTTATATCGCTGGGTGGTGCGTTCCTTGATATATTGGTTTTCATCCAATATCAATAAAACCGGTTTAATGTTACGAATGATGTGCTGTACCCAGAATCCCAATATATCATAATTTATTATGATAACTTTAGAATGGGGTGCCGGTGATGTGCGAACCTTTTGCCCCTCGATAACATCGGCCCTGATACCCGTCATTTCAAATACTTTTTGTTCCCACATCCATTTGAGTGATGCGGGACATACAATGATGGCTGGATATATTTTCCGAATCTTCATATATGCAATTGCTTGGATGGTCTTGCCTAATCCCATTTCATCCGCCACCAACGCCTTCCCATCATGTTTTTTGATATGCATAACGCCGTCATATTGAAACGGCTTCAGCTGAATATCGCCCACCCATTTTCGTTTCCAATCATCATTCATCATTCACATCCTTTACTAAATAGTGTTGAATGGTTTTGAATGACGCTTCCACATCCTTCTTTTTATGCCCTTTGCCCCGCAGAAAACTCATTAGGGCATGTTTAGCCTTACGACAATCACCGGCTGTATCCTTTAAGAGTTCCATAAATTCGCTGGGTGCGTTGTTAATCGTATCCAGCACCAGAATCGCCAAATCATCTTCAGCCAGGTCTGCCTTTATCTCCACCCAGAATGTGTCCGGTGCTGCTTCGGTCTCATTGCGATAATAAGTCAAATCCCTATTGCGCCCGCAGGACTTCCTCAGCTCATCCAAAAGTCTATAATGAATCTTTTTTTGAACCCACGGTGTGAATGGTGGGTCGGTCGGTTTGTGTAGGGTGTATGTTTCCGTAAAAACCAAATTTGCTATACCAATCAAATCATCTAATTCACCACCATAGGTGCGGTAAAATCGAACTGCCGCTGCTACGCATAATCCAGCCACATCTTCGTATGTCGCTGCGATTGCCACCTGATGTATATTCATACGACAACTTCCTTTTTAATTTTTAGCAATAAATTCCTTGATGGCCGTCTTTGCGAGTTGCGACCAGGTTACACTTTGACCAGTTTTCTGACGTTGGTACTTGGCTATTGCTTCCAGCTTTGCGGCCAAATCCGCCGGACATCCATATGCTTTATACTCTGCTTTCTTTCCCATTTTTACTTCCCCTTACTATTTTCTGAATTTCTTTATCATCGTCTATGCTGGTGAACGTCACCCACATAATTCGCAAAACGGCTGCCGCAACAGCCATTATAATCCAAAATAAAACTGAATACATATCTTACCTACCTTTCAAATATTAATTGATTTAAGACACAAAAGAATTGGCCGGAATAAATCACCATTGACTTTCTAAAAATACTTTTTGATTTTTTATCGCTTGCTGAAATCGTTCCTCTGTTTTGGTAACATTCCGCCATACCAAGTTCCACTGAGAACCTAATTGAACCCAAAAATATTCCCGCACCTGTTTATTCCCCTTCACCAAATATGGTTTTCTTTCTCTATCTTGTATAATAGCATAAACTTTTTTGAATGTAGATGCTTTGATTGTAAATTCTACTTTGTCCGTATTTTTATCAATTACCGTAAAATCCATAATATCACTCCTATTAAATTCAGGGCCGGAACTTGTCCGGCCCGTTCTGGTTTGATTAGTCTACCTTTTTACCGTCTACTATCTTCCAAATTTCACCGCCAGCCGTAACACCCAGAATGAAGGGAAAATCATGGCCGTTGCTACCGTTGTCTGTATGCTTATAGGATAAACCGCCACGGAATAACATCACTAATTCTGGAAAATCAGTTTCTACTCCTCTACGAAGATATAAATCACCTGTCACCTCTACCCATTTCATAATAGAACTAAAAATACCGCAATTTAATTGGGTGGGTTCTATTATTTCTGAAATCAGACGGTAGCAAAATCTGCCATATGATGACTGATTTTTTATTGTCGTAATTGAAAGATGGGCAAAGTTGAGTTCCAACCGTAAAAAATCCTGAATCGCTGTTTGAGCATTCTCAATCGTTTTAATGGTGATTTCTTTTCCGCCCACAAATGTGCTTGTAACTTTTTCGCCCGCTTCTGTTATTGCAAGATAATTTTCCATTTCACTAACCTTTCAAAATCGTTTTAATATTCAAATTTACTTAACTACTGAATATGATTATAATCTTTTAAGCTTATAAGTCAACGTCTTTTTTCAAGATTTTTATGATTTTTTCTAAAATCCACGTTTTTACATCCGGCCTGTGGGAAAATATTTTACACCTTTTTAAAATAATAGGTATAAATATCATTTCTGCCAAACAACCGGCTTTCCGAATCGTCCAACATTTGTATTTCATACCCTAACGAATAAAACCAGTTTATTAATCCGGTCTGGGTGAAATAATAGATGTGTTCCCCTGGTTTGTAATGGCGTGAATCTTTCACAGTATATTTGTTATGGAAAATTGGAATGGAAACGAATATATGCTTGGGGGAATGATGGTCTTGAATAAATTCTTTTGGGTCGTCTAAATGCTCCAAACTGTCCCAAAAAGTTAGCACATCATATCGGACATTATGTTTTTCTAACATCCCGCACTTTTTCAACCATTCCAACGCCACTGGATTGACATCCGCTCCATCTACGTTTATTTTGTGTTTTAAACACTCACGAATGAAATGGCCGGAACCAATCCCCACATCCAATACAGGTAAATGTATTTCAGACAAATTCCTAAGTAACAAGTTTACACGGTAAGATGTTATGGATTGTCCGATGGGTGTATTTTCATACTGTAAATACGTATCTAAATACTTTTTATCATATGAAATTCTTTCTTCCTCACCACATCGTAAAACACCCACGCCATTATGCCACTTCATTTCCATAGATTATGCCCTTCAAACTTTCAATTAGTATATCTTCATTAATAGTTTTATCACACGCATGATTTTTATTTTTACACATACAATATTTATCCGGTAGAATATGTATGGGACTGCCTGCCCCTGGTGCGTGTATAAAATCTGAATGATTAAATCCACCCATGCCGCCGTGAATAATTATTGCCGGAATCTTCCAAGCCATTGAAAAGGGTGCCGCCCATCCAACGCCGCTAATTAGTATTTTGCTGGAAAGAACTGTTTGAATTATCTCATCAATACTCATTTCACCTCTTTCAATATACTTACTCGCATCCATCGGTCGGAACTCCTGATATTTTTCGTTCACGTCATCCACATCCGCCAACACCCACGTTTCAATACCTATTTCCTCAAGATAATCAATAACCAGTTGAATATACTTCTGTCGAGCACTTCGGGCCGGAACGCTCCATTCAGTTCGAATGGTAGATGGTCGAATGATAGCAATATTTTGTTTTTGTACTTCGGGCATTCTTAAATCTAAATGATAATCAGAATGCTCCACGTTGATTGATTTACATAATCCTTGGTAATAGGGCATGTTCAAATTGCGATATGTTGAATATGATAATTGTGTAATATGCCGGTGAATTTTATCCGGTAGATTAAAAAATAAATCATCATATTTCTTCATATTTTTACATTGAGTTCTTAAATTATGGTGGGGTGGTCGGATGGGAAAAATATTATCTGAAAATTTAGAGTATTTCCACAATTGGGGCCACGATGTTGGAATGTATACGTTGGCGGAATATTTTTGAACCAATAACTCCACCGCTCCAATTTCATATATAGTATCACCCAATCCATTCATTGCTTGTTGTATATGTATATTCATGATTATTTAGCCACATTTTTACTTTGCTCTATCATAATATTCACGTTACTTTTCACATTATGCGTTACAGAAGTTCCATAATTATAACTACTCATTGTATAACGTATGAAAATAGTCCTGGTAGATGTATTCAGAAAATCAAATGAACCCCAAACTGCCGCACCAGCAGATACAGCCGTAAATGTAAAGGAATCTAACACTGTAGAACCGGTCATTATTTTTACAACCAACGTTCCCAATCCGCCGCCTGGAGAATATGCCACCCCACCTTGAATTCTTTGTCCTGCAATAATTGAATAACCAACTTCATTCTTATCAACACTTGATGTACTGGTGGTTCCTATATTTTCAAATCCATTAGTTCCTGCAGGGTCATTTCGCAGGGCCATAGCAGGGCCGGTAAGATAAACAGGGGCAACAATACCCGCCAAAGTATCACTATCTATGGTGGTGGCCTGCAGATACCCAGCCACAATACGATCGGCTGTAATTCCTACTGTGGCCCCACTAACCCCAATTATATCAAACCAATCTGTACCCCCATTTATAGTGGCTTGAATACCACTGGTTGATATTTTTAGTTTCTTGTCGCCATCCAAAGTCAAAATTAATTCACCGGATGTTACGGTGCCCAAGTTGGCTTGTATGGCGGACAACGTGGCTACACTCAACCGGTCGGCTGTAATGGTGGATGCTTGGATAATACCGCCGTGAATTATCTTTTGCGCTTCGGCTGGATATGCTACGCCGGTATCATTAAAAGCCATCAACCACTTACCGGTTCCTATCACATCACCCAATGTATCCGTATCACGCATCACACCTGTATACGCTGTATCCCAATAAATGTATTTTTTATTTGAAGAACCCGCTGTGATAGTATATTCCGTTCCGGCATAAAGTAACTTAATATCACCCACCCCATCATCACTTTCCCACTTCACATATCCGGCTGAAGGTGAGTTATCCGTCCACTTGAAATTACGTGTGAATGGCACATTCAACGCCGTGTCACCCAACCCATTAAATAATTGAATTGGGAATCTGTTCTGAATATCTTCCAAGGTCGGCTGATTGCCTAAATTCGTATCACTGTAGGATGGCGTTTTACTTGAACTGAAAACTGTGGGTGAATTAACGTCCTCACCATCATAAATCTCATCGCTATAATTTACAGCTGTAATGGTGGCTATTTGTTCGGATGAACGGCTGATGGAAAGAACTCTATACAACTTTTGAATCGCCGTGGGAATCCCGAACACATATAAATCCTCAGTAGTGGGAACCGTCTCAAAAGCCACCGTCACATAAATCTTTCGGCTAAAATAAATCTTCCCATCACCAGTAGCATCCGGCAACGTTTCATTGAATGTTATCTCAGTTGTACCACCAGTATCATACACAGCATCCGCCACCGTATAATCACCATCATTACCTGTACTACCAATTATTGTAACTATGGTGCCTTTTGGATAATCGCTCACCACATCACCGTTTACCGTAATTCCAATGGGTGCTGCGGTTGCTATGACTGTATACGTAGTTGTAACAGTTTTACTTAATAGTTCATCGGTACTCAATCTCAATTGTAATGAATATTCAGTTCCTTCCACTCGTTCTAAATTTTTATCCACCACAATATAATCGCTTCCAGCAGAAACAACCCGCCCACCGTCATTCCACTCAGGAATATCATGCTGAACTATAATCACATCACCCAAACAACACGCTATGGCGTCAATGGATGCTTGAAATTCAATCATCGTATATTCTTGAAGATTTTTGGACAAACGCCTCATTCCCAATCGCCACGCTTCGCTTTCCTTGGTAACGCCAAACAATTCCAGAATAACTTTATTTTGAGGATTGTTAATATTATCATCAAACACCGTCAATGTGGTTCTGTCGAAGTCTTGACTTTCATCCAAGTAATGGATTTCAATTTCGCTTGCTCTATCAATAAACGGTAAGAATGATTGCTTGAAAGAACTTTTCAAGATATTGCCCATATTGAATAATTGTACGGGTGAGGATGGTTTATCAATAGCTAATGAAATTTTAGTACCCTGTAAAATCGGAACGCATCCCGCAATACCGCACAACCGCAACGCAGCATCCCACACGGATGTTTCCTCACTAAATCCGCCGTTGAACGTCATTCTCTTTTCAGTTCCACCGTCTCCATCCGGCACGCTATCATCACACCATTCCGCCAATTCAATAAATTTATCCAAGTCTAATCTCTCAGGGTCAACGCCGCTGTACGATACTACAGTATATGGATTTCCTGTACTTCCATCACCAATTATAACGGGCTGTGTGAATATATCCCACAGAACCCACGCAGGATTGTTATTATACTCCAACGTCCATACCGTTCCATTACTTACCGCTATAATTGCCCCTAACTGGGTTGCCGCAACGTTTAGCGAACCTGATATCTGGTCGGTTGCCAATGCTTTTATTCCTACCAGCGATAAAAATGGATATTGGAATCCATCACTGATAATCTCTCTGACGGTGTAGAATCGTACTGAATCCCCATACCGGCTGGAACTCTTCTCAGCTGTTAATTTAGTAACCCTGATATCATACTTCACACCATTCAATATTTCAATCGGCCCTGAACCGCCTGTGTATGCGGTATTGGTGTCAAAAGTTTTACGTAAAATTGATGTGCTGTCGTTGGATATGGTGTCGTTGACTAATGTAACCCAACCACCCAAATTGGTTCCTGAAATTTCAATTTTAATCTGAACTGAATTACTACCAATTGAACCGTCATCCTTAGCGTAAAACAAACCCCTATCAAATACCAACTCAATTTCCAATCCATCAAAATCATTATCCGGTGCGGTATACGTTCGGGGTGTTCCATAGATGACTTTTAAGTTGGGTTGATATTGAGCCTTCACCACCATAAAAAATGAAATTGAATCTTGCGTATCCAATCCCAAAGCTTCTTCAATTTCCACATCTTCGAAGTTCGTGTGAATCTGGTCGTTAATCCAAACTTGCTTCACACCACTCACTTCCTCAATACCTACCACAGGCCCTTCACCCAACGCAATTAAAGCATATAGAATCTGACTGACTTCATCGTCTTTCATTTCTGTGTAAGTAGAAATAATATTCCCATTCAACTTATTCTTACCATAATACTTAGGTATCACTTCACCTTGCTTTTGAACTGTGTTGGGTTGCCATGAATAAATCTGAGGAACTGAACTGCCGCTGTCTGAGAGTTCTGGTTGGGGAACCAGTGAGCTGATTAACAATCCACCGCCCACAACCAAGCCAATCATTAGCATATTGTACCCCAATCCGGTCGTTACCCCGCCCGTTAGCATACCCGCTAAATATGGTGCGCCCCACATAGTGAACGCAATCATTGCTATCGCACCCCACATACCCTTATTATCATTACCGCCGCCTTCAATAACCGGAATTATTGCCAGTTGGTCTTGAGGTTTCAAAAACGTAACACCCCAAAACGCTTCTTCAATAATCTGCCCGTTGATACTCATTTTGACGGACACGTCTGCCGGAATTAATTTTTTATGTATTTCTAAAAGATTGCTGACTTCCATCGGCACCAGTTCAGTTCGTCTCTGTGAACGGTCGAATGGACTTTCAACAACTATAATCTCATGACCTGTATTTCCAGTAGCCATCAATTTTATCTCTCCATTGAAGTGAATTCAAGTTTTCAACACAAACGTGCTTGCGAGGAACTATGTGAATAAATCGTCTTTCATCCAGTAACATCCCCATATGCGTTACATACTTTGGATGTATTCTAAAAGTAACCACCAACCCACCACCAGGCTCATCGATACGCACAAAATCTTCTTTAATTTGGGATATAACACCATCACGTTCTTTCAGGTCTATAACTGGCTGTTCTGGTGGTAAAAATAACCCATTAGCCTTGGACAACGCCACGCAGAAGTTCCAACAGTTGTATTCATCCGGCCCGTTACCCTTGATTTGGAATTTCTTATCCATGAATTTAATATACTCAAACAAGTCGCACCCCACCATTTCTCAACCCTGGGAATCCGCCGAACCTGGGTGAATTATTTCGCTCACGACAATCCGTCAAAATTCTTTTACAAAACGAATACCCCACGACACCACCGCCCGTGTAAGCTGTAAAGTTAGAACTATCAGTGGCGTTCAAATAGAATGAATAATCATCGATTAATTCAATAATATATTCCTGACCGTTCAACTCCACCGTTCCTTCCACGCTATCAATTCGAATGCTTGTGGCTTCAATTAAATCGTGCGGCGTGCTACCGGTCGAAATTACAACCCTATCAGTGCCCGTCAATGTAATATCGTCAATCGTTGTACCTGCATACCCGCATCCCACACTCTTAAACTTCCACCGGCAATGTAATGAAATATATCGCTCTAATGGATAACGTTGATTGAGTAAGTTGGGTGAACCTAAAGTGAAACTCACCCATCTTTCATCTGAGCTACAACTCACCACATCAAAACTCATATCCAGTTCCGTATAATTTTCACTCAGCAAATTGGAATTCACTATCATCAACCGAACCACCGAACCAATCGCACCTTTTAGTTCCTGAAGTTTGGGTTGGAGGAACCTGGATATATTACTAACCTTCACCACCAGTGAACTCACTTCACCTTTATCGTTTTGTTGATATGGTTCAATTTCAAAGGGGAACGCTGTATATGTTGCGTCATACATTCCCAATTCAACATTATAGATAACACCAACCTCTTCAGAAGATAATACACTGGAGTATATTCTGACCTCATCTATTTTACCACTGAATGAATTATATGTAACAGGCCCTGTCTTACCAAAACGCATATTAGTAGCTGCTTGAGAAACAACAGTGCCCGATGGAATGGTTGAGGGCTCAAAAGCCACCACACTCCCATTAACGTATAAAATGGGAACATTAGCATCACTTGACGAATCATATGTGATGGCTATATGAGTCCAGGCTGCTGTACTGAGCGGTGCAACCCATAACCCTGATGTGGCGGTGAATGGTGCGTAGAATAGAATAGCAGTTCCACTGGCACTAAGAACAATCTTGAAGTCGCCTTTAGACCAAATAACTTTATTTGAATTGACCCCTGCCCATAACCAAAAACTAATGGTTCCCATACTTTCAAATATGGACTGTAGTGATATGTCATTTCCACAATCTATTTGAGATGCGGTAGAGAAAACAGCACAATTATTCTTAAATCCACTCACAAATGTTAATGAATTCACCCCCACGCTATCATTAAAATTAGCAGAAGAATCATGCACAATACCATCAGCGGTGCTCTCATCCATTTTCCAATTCGCTTCTAAAGTGGCCGTGGGAATATTCACTTTGTCCTCACCGTATACCACATCACTCGTATTCTTAACCAAACGGAATATGGTGTTGTCTGTGAGTGTTATTTTAGCTAACACTAACCAAGCACCGGTGGATGATAATTTATTTTTTTCAAGAATGATTGCTGGATTTAAGTTTTTCAATTTTTATGCCTCAATTAAAGAAAAAGTAGCAGACCAATCACGAAATTCAGAACTATCCAAATTAAATTGAATTGGTGCCTCGAATCGTACATTATGTGTTTGGGCGTCCTTCGGATTAACCCATTGAAATATTTCACTTCCTATCATTACGGATTGCTGAAAATTCTTCAATGCTAAATAGTCGACATCACTCAAACCCTTATAGAACAACTCCCATTTATTTTTAATATTGGTGTGTCGTGCTCGTGTTTCTAATTTTCCATTTTCAAATTCGCTTTTGATAGTTGGGTCGTTGGCTATCATTTCGGAATAACCACTCACCTCTTCAATTAATGTTGGATATGTTTTCATAATTAACTTTTCATCATTCTACGTAAAACGCCATTGCTATTTATGTTTTCAACAACCACGTCAACAACAAACTTCCGTCCATCAAATTTAACACCACTGGAATCGGCCTTGATTTGACTGTTGCTGTTGTTGCTAATATTAATCTGAACTGAGGGTGCAATGGAACCTGCTCTGCCACCCTTCGGTATCACACTTTCACCTTTTTGAAGTATGGCTGGAAATTCATCACCTGCCAAACCATTATGAAGTCTGGGAGCACCAACAAACGCCGCCGCTGATACGCTTCGGGTGGAACCGGAACCCACCATGCCGCCGCTGTGTTTAACTTCAGCACTCACCTTAGAACCATCCATACCAAATCCGAATATTGCCAGAGTGCTTTTAACTAAAGTGGCCCGAATCATAATGGTGGTAATATCGGCCAAAATGGATTTTGCCATATCTTTCCATTCCGCCTTACCTTCCATAATCATCTGCGTCAGGCCTGCGCTTATGTTATCTATTGCGCCCGTGGCCACTGACGCTAAATTACCCCATATGTCTAAAGACTGTGCGGAATACTCAGCGAACCTGGCCTGGAAAGAACCTAACTTTTTCAAGCTCTCTTCATACTTCTCCAACATCGATTGCTGTTTAGCTAAATCACCAATATAATCTTTTTGAAGTTGGGCTTTGAACGCTTCTTTTTGAACCGCTCTTTCCCTTACGTCATTAATAGTTCCCAGCATACGATACTCTTCATTCAACGCATCAATCATTCGCTGACTATCTGTTGCCATCACCTTCAAATCATTTTTACTTTGCTCAAATACGGATTTTTCAGTCTTTTCAGAATTTTGAATCATCGGAGATAACGCATCCACGCCTTTTCCTTCACCACCACCATTCAACAAACCCTTAAATTTATCTTCAATCCAACCAAAGTCCGAATCCATTTGAGTCTTGGTAGAATCCATCAACGTCATAAAACTTTCGGCTGTTGCTAATCCGAATGCCTGAAGGTAGACAGCCCCAAGTTCCAATCCACCTTTAACATCTTGCCCAAATTCTTGAATCTCTAATTTTGCGGTTTGGAAAGTTTGTGTTATGCCGTCCGTGAACGCATTTAATTTTGCCATAGTGGCTTGAAATGTTTGGGTGTAGCTCGTGTCAGCATCAAACATAGACGTTTTCAACCCATGACCTTTTACTATACCCGCCATTAATTCACCAGCAAACGCCGCATTTCCGGCAATTTCGGCCACTATCTTCTTCCAATTCTGCGTTATTATCTTGAACCCTTGGGTAAATGCTTTGATTAGTTTACCTATGAAGCTGTTTGCCACGGTATCATATATCCATAAAAACGTATCACGAAAAAGATTAGCAATCCCTTTCAACGTTACTATCACCGCATCATAAATACTCGTAAAGATAACTTTGAAAAAATTATACGTAGCATTCAACGCCTCTCGCACACCGTTGGTGCCTTGTATTGCCGCCGCTCGTAGTACATAAAAAGAACCTACAAGCAAAGCTATTGAACCCACCACGGCAAGCGCACCAGCCGTAATGCCACCCATAAAACCAACCATAGCAACATATGCCCCCACGATAAGACTTTTGAGAGGCACGAAGATGATTATCATCTTACCCAAACCCCAAATCACCGGCCCCGCTGCGGCTGCTACAACGCCCAATTTAACAATCCACTCCTGCGTACTGGAATTCAATCCACCCCAATACTCAGTAGACTTAATAACATATTGATTTAATTTTAACATACTGGGTGCTAAAATCGCCCCAATACCAATCGCAGCATTCACCACATTATTCCACATTATCTTCATTTGAGATGAAAACGATTTCAATTGCTTCTCAGCCACGTCTTGTGTGGTGCCACCAGCTTTGCGTAATTCTTTTTCATAGAATCGAATTTTATCACTCAGCCCTAATAACTGTTGAACCGCTATCACGGAACGGTCTTGGAACCCTAACATTTCAAACGTCATTTTTTTCTGCTGGTCGGACATCGTCATCATACGAGTTTCCAACTGTTCGATAACATCCGCATAATTTAGCATCTTGCCCGTATTATCATACACAGCAATCCCCATATTTTTCCAAGCCGCAGCCTGATTAATTGAAGCTGTTTGAAGGTCTCTGGAAAAGATGTTAAACTTTTCACCTGCTTCCATTCCCTTCACACCCTGGTCGGCATACGCCGCCAATACCGCCACGCCTTCTTCCATATCTTTATTTAAAATTTTTAATGCCGAACCTACCTTATTAGTCAGGGACTCACTGAACTGTACCGTGGACGCATTCGCCAGGGTGTTGGCTTTGATAAGAACGTCTGTGACTTTTACTAAATTCTGAGTATTTTCCGTAGCATCTTTCACCGTCAAACCTAAAGCACTCTGTGCATCTGTCGCCAAATCTGTCGCCAACGCCATATCAAACGCACCCGCCGCCGCAAATTTTTCCATAGCAGGTAGTGCTGCCATTGACTGCGCCGCATCCATACCCGCTGAGGCCAGGTAGAAGTATGCTTTGGCAAGGTCGTTAGATGATGTGATGTTCTTGGAAGAAATAGCCATGGCCGTTCTTTCCATTTCTTTTCGAATCTTGGGCGTGATACCGGACATGATGGCTAAAGATTTTGTCATGGAATCATCGAAATTAGAAAATGCCTTGGTTGACAAAGCTTGTACCGCCGCTAATGGTGCTGTAATGTACTTTGTCATTGAACGGCCCGTAGTTTCCAACTTCTTACCAAACCTCAACAATTTAGCATCCGCCGCATTTAACAGCTTATCATATTGGCTGGTATCCGCTCCCAGTTTTACTACTAACGAACCCAAATCATAATTTTCCATTACAACTCCATTATTTCGGTTTCTTGGTTGCTAAAAATCTACGCCAAAACGGTTTTGTACTTGATATGGTTTTTTCTGGTTTTTCTTCGGCTGTCTTTTTATCTTCAAACTTCAGTAAAAACGTTTCAAGTTTACCTACACGCCCAGGCTTGTCTACCCATGACCGCCGCATTTCAGCAATCATAGCAGCAAAATAAAAATGGTCGTATGAGTTCTTGCGTTTTTCTTTATCAAGTTCATTCTTCCATTCCGCATCCAGTCGTATATACTCCATCCATTGAACGAATTCTGTTGATGTAGTTTTCTGTTGTACTTCTTGAACCGGTAAATGAAGGTGAGACGCCAGCCGATACCAACCAAACGTCTCACCTTCTTTTAGTTTTTTACCGTCTCAGCTTCAGCCTTTTCACCGATGCCGTTGACTTCCTGACAGATTTCAAAAAGACCTGTTATCAATTTTGAAGGCCATTCCTGAATCGTCTCTTTAATCACGGCCACGCCGTTGGTGTCCTGAAGACAAGTGGCTATCAGTTGAACTTGAACGCCACCAGTGGATGATACTTCAATTTTATCGGTATTATCCTTGACGTTCAATTTGGCTCTGATGGTTTTGAGAAACGCATCACGCTGTGTTCCGCTCATTTCCATCACAGTATATACTTGCCCGTCAATCTCAACTTCCACTTGGTCTTTTACGGTCGTAAACTTTTTCATAAATTGTCCCCTGTTATAAAAATAATAAAGTTACATACTTTTCAATACACATTATGCTGTAGGCACATCACTCCAATCAGGGCCGGTTTCTTCACTGGAATCATTCTGATTGCTTGGGATGATTTCAATGTCAGCTGTCGGTTGTGTTCCTTCTTCCAGGCTTCCAGGTTTGAAAGAATTCAACCAACCCCAGAACGCAACTGAAGAACCATCTGGGAAATTGACTGTGATGAGCTGATTAACATTCAACATGGTCAAAATCTCATCATACAAACTTGACTCATAAGTCACAGTCAAACTCATCGTTGAAATGGTTAGCAGTGTCTTGGGCTTCTTGGTGCGATACAATGTGTTACGTAGTGTCGTTGTATCGATTTCACCCCCACCGTCTAAACCAGGCGGTGTTATAGATTTCTCTTTGAACGTTATCCCAGGGCCACCGCCAGTGGGAGCATTCGCAAGGATTATCGTTGCGCCTTGGCCGTCTTCAATAATTTCACTCATCTGAAATTCCTTTCAATTATACTGTTATCATTTTCAAACTCACCGTCATACTGGCGGTAAACAAAAAACGCCGTTGTTCATCTTGTCCGATATATAAAATATTGGATACCCGTGTTATATTATATATCTTATAACTTCTATCAGAAATTACTACTGTTTTATATTTTATTTCATCCAAATTCGCACAAATGTCTATAATTTTCTGCCAGCCATCCTGATAATCCTCACTGCGGACTTTTATTTGCACCCCAGGTTTTTCCAAAACACCGCCACGTGAAAGGTGTCCGGACAAATTACCACCCACATCATATACCACACCGCAGGTTTCACTTTGTTCCGTATCAGGCATAAAACTAATGAATAAAGGCCATGCAGCCTCATCGTCAGGAACGCTCATCACGCCCAAAACCTCGCACAAATAATACGCCAAAATGGATGCTGGGGATTGAACGCCTTCCACCCACCATAATCGATTTACTGGATGTGCTGTGATTGTAATTACACTCATACTTCTACCACCTCAAACTCTAAAGGATTATCAAAGTTGTATCCGGCCTTCGCCGCAAACAGGTAGTATGTGCCAGGCGTGAGATAACACACCAAGGTGCCAAAGTTATCGCTCACCCCTGATATAATAACATTCCCACCAACATCAGTTAAAGACACCCATACTGAAGCATTCGCCACCGGTTGGTCTGATGTGTCCTGGATATTGATTTCTTGCCGAATTGCACCGGCCTCAGGAGTGAATACCGCTTTCCAATCATCTTTGTTGGTGTAAGAATCTAAGGCTGTATGAATATCGGATTGTGACAAGTCATTCAAAGCGGTGATGTCTGATACTGCCGCTGGGTCGGCTGGTAAATTATCAGTCTGGGCTTTTATGGCGTCAACTATACCGTCCACCACGCCCACATTAGTATGTATTTCATCAACATTCGCGTCCATACTTATTATGAGAGCATTCGCAGTAATAATATCATCCACAGCATCCACATTCACTTCTGGTATGTATTCGCCGCCACCCACAATAGTATCCACCGTGGTTTCATCGTGAACTATTACCCTATCACCAGCAGCCAATCCGGTGATAACACCCGCATTAGAATACAAACCGCTTCCAGCAGGTTCTTCAGTTAAAGTTACCGCAGCCCCACGCAACGTCCATGTACCCGCATTACTGTAATAGACGTATGCTTTGAGAACTTTACCGGTAACATATGATGCTGAAATTTCTTTCATTGCTATTCACCTTTATTCTTGATTGATGCTTGCTGTCTGAGTTGGATTTCTCGCATTATGGCTTGCTTGTTGTTGGTTAAAACTTCCAAGTCAAATACTGTCCTTCCATGAATCTCAAATAATTCAGCTTCAGTACAATCTTTTAATTCCTTCAATTCTTTTTTGTCAGCCATCTTCGTGTCCTTTATATTTTTCAATTTGTAGTAATTTTTATATCATTTCTTGCGGCGGAACCTCACCCGAATCCAACCATAATTCACCCGTAGGTATATCAACAACCGGTGGGGCCTTAATTTCACCAACTGTTACCGTACCATCTTTATTGATAACATAATCATTGGGTGGTGTTAGTGGGGTGTAGCTATTATCAATCTGGTATAGCAGCGTTTGTATAGACTGTGAGAATACAAACAGCTCAAATGCTTCTGCACCAAAACGGTCTAATACGGCTTGCGCTGATAATCCGTCTGAGTTATTCCATATCAAGTTGAAGATGTAGGTGTGCTTATCTTTAATCTGATTAAAAAGATTAGCATTCACCTTACGAATCACTGACTCAGCTTTCTCTAACTTGAGAGCTTCAGTTGGCTCTATTTTATCCATTATACTCATTTGATTTTATCCTACACTAAGGTTGATATTAATGCACCCGTGTCATCCACGGTTATTTTATACTGTTTCGTGCCATCTGGCGTAGTAAGGATGATACCCTTGCCCACAACGAAAACAACATCGCCGGTCGTATCGGTATCACCGTATATTGTTGGTTCTACTAAGCTACTCATTGCTTAAAACTCCTTGCTAAAAGCTTAATTTCCTTATCTGATAAAGCACGGTTGTAGATGCGGACATCGTCCATGATGCCTGAAAACTGACCTACATTTGTATACAGACTACCCAAAGACAAATTTCCAGAATTACTAACACTCCCTTCATTGTATGAATACTCTCCGTCGCCTATTCCATTTAAGTAAATGTATACACGCCCAGTGACCTTATTAACAATAAAACCTGCATGATACCACTTGTTGTTTTGTAATGGCGTAATTGAACTCACGCTCCTACCACTATCAACAGCGTCACCTATTTGAATGTTAAACACGTTACCACGAACATCCATACGGTAACCCTGCCACCCATTTCTTTTGTGTATAAAACACCATCTATCATCTGTAAGATTGTGACCTACTATATACAACCAAGTGAAAAAACTAAAACTATTTTCACCAAAATTAAGACTTTCATTGTTCCCGCAACCAACAGCATCGCTTGTACCATTAAAGTTCAATCCCTTGCCACCGTCTGGAATAGCATCAACATATAACGGTGTGCCGCTATGAACGCCATCGTTACCGTTACCGGAAACATCCTTCAGATGCCCGTTCATCGTCCACCACGCAACCAGCCCATCAGTCGGGCCGGTGTCATTGATAGATGCTATAATCTTGTTATTGCTTATAATCATGGCTTGGTGCTTTCGTATATTTGTGTGCTTTCAGCTTGAGATAAAGCACGGTTGTATATTCTTACGTCATCGATTAAACCACCAAGCATTTGTGTTTGTCCCGCTATCGTTGGTGGTGTCATATTTGGATTTCGTGCTATTGATAATTTATTGTAACCTGTGCTTGGATTAAAATATAGTCCAGTAGGTGTTGTTGTATCTTGTAAAACACCGTCCACATATATAAATTGGGCTCCATTTTTAGCAACAGCGGTTACTTGATGCCAAGTATTTTTTGAATGATATAAAGTTGTTATTTGGGTGACATTATAATTATTAAAAATTAATCTAAATGGAGAATCTGCGTACCCTGATGCATAAGCAATTAGATGGAATCTTGATGCTGTTGATGAATTACTGATAATCGGTTGATAGTAATTTACATCCTTAGAAATATTCACCCAGCAGCATACTGAAATATCTCCATTTGCTTCAATACTATCTATTGCTGGAAAATCAACATAGTCATCCACACCATCAAACGACATACACTTATTCTTCACGCCAGCACTATACACGGGTGAACCATAAGCAACGCCGTCATTACCGCCAATACTGTCTTTGGTGTTGCCGTTCAGTTCGTAATAAGCAACAAGACCATCCGTTACAACCTCATCGAACTCCGGTGCTATGACCTCAGATTGAGATGTGAACTTGGGTAGTTGTGTACGATACAACGTATCGACCTCTGTGGGTGTGAGGGCACGATTGTAAAGGCGTACTTCATCGATTGAGCCTGATATATAGATACCAACTCTGCGACCAATATTAAGGGGTGATACGGAATCAAAAATACCTGTAACTATATTTGCAGATGAAAATAGCACACCATCAATGTATAATTTTTCATTAGATGTCCTATCAAAAACCAAAACCAAATGGTGCCAAGCCCCATCATTTATTTGCGTGAATCCGCCTGAAAAATAGCGATAAGCGCCCACTATACTTTCATCTATTGTTAAAAACTCAATATAGTGGTTATCTCTCCTCGCATATAATGCCCACCCAGGAGTCCCACCTATTGCACCTTTAGATATTACAACCTGTTCATTATTACTACCAAGTATCTTAACCCACGTAGAAATTGAAAAACTATCATTTGCAAAATCTAACGAAGTATCATTCCCACAATTAACGTAATCATCCACCCCATCAAACTCAACACAAGAACCTACTCTACCAGCTACATAATTAGGAGTGCCACCGAAAAAAGTACCATCATTACCATTACCAGATGTATCAAGTAAATTACCATCCAGTTTCCATTCGCCAACTAATCCATCTCGAACATCTTGGTATTCAGTGAACTTGAGGGCGTGGATTGTAGCATCCTTTGTTACCATTACATTCGCCATTACGCCGCTCCAATCACATTGAATTCGATTGCTTCTGATGTGGAATCATAGGTGATGGTTGCGTTATCGCCTAACTTAAAACCAGATGCTGGTTCGGCTTCAATACTTTCATAGGATTTAATTGTACCGTAATTAAACTGATTAACGGTCCAGTCAGGAGTTCCAACCGTCATGCTATTACTACCTAATATCAATACATCGAACATACCCGCAAACTGAGTGAATAACAGTTCAGTAATGTATGATACGGTTTGACCCAAGACATTAGTTTTAATATCAAGATAACCGCTTCCCAAATATAAATTAGCAGAACCATGAATATTTCCAGTAACGTCTAATGGGTGGAGTGGATTGGAGTTTTTAATACCCACATATCCATTAATAGCTAAACTCAATTGATACAAGGTTGCACTTTCTGGTGTAGCATTAGCTGATAAGTATAGTGGTTTTGGGCCACCCGCACCAGAATATATAACCCCAGCCTGATAATAACCAAGTGAATTCCACCCAATGGCCAGTCTATGACGATTGAGTTGATTTGTTGGTGTTCCTAATCCATATATCTCAAGGGTGTTGTGGTCGCCCTCATCACCATTTAAAGTGAAAAAGCGAAATTTACTTTGAGTATCAGCTATTTGCTGTTGTAATCCCAAGATATTATAATCACCTGTGGCGTAACCTTGACTCCATACAAATTTATAATTGGCGGATGTACCTACAAATTTATCCATCAAATTCGCTGATAAAATATTTATGTTACCGGAACTCAATTCATAAGTTCCCAAATCCACATTACCACTCGCACCTGAATACGGCACATAATTTGCAATGTCCGATATTTGTGACGCCGGAATACTAATTTCACTTTGCGTAAAGTGTTGTCCTGCTTGGTAGCCAGCTATGTGGTCGTGATGTATTATAGGTATCAGCATTATAAACTGTCCTTTATGATTTCCAAGATTTCGGCTTGTTTCCTTTTCACCGGAACTTCCAGAAATTTATACTGTTGATTTTCACCTCGTTGGAAGTTTCCACTTTTCACCGTAGTCACCCTTGCGTGTGCTAATCGCTCTTTGTGTTTCATATTATACACCTCACCGTGCGTAGCAAACGGATTTTCGTGAACGTATATAGCATATGCCGCCGTATAGCCAACAAAGACTGTTGTCTTGAATCCTTTTCCCTTCGCCCTGGTATATGCGCTGGCCTTTAGAACGCCCAGCTGTACGGGCACAATATCGGTGCTCTCGTTCTGAATGAATAATCCGGCACGCTTCAATCCACGCTCAAACGCCGCCGCTTGAGATGCTATAGCCCGCTTCATATTCCTTCTTACATCTTCCACACCTTGTATACTTACGATTTTCATAAATATGCAACCCTCAAAAACTTTGTAGCTTTGATATTCGGAATCTTATCAAACCGCATAATCTCACCAGCACCCTCATTCAACGTTGGATTGTCCGCATCCGTCAAAGTCACCACCGTTCCCAACCATAAGAATCCGCCCACTGTTAAATCTACGCCGGAATACACTTTGGATGAACTGGTTGCTTGTTCTCCATTCACCGTCACATACAACTCATTAGTATCTTCCCATCGCACGCTTATATCTACCGCAGCCCCAAACTTTCTCTTACCGTAGGAACCGGCCTGAAGTGGGGGCCAATAGACGGCTGATTGTTTTAACATTTTGGTGTAGATACTCATTGGATTATCCTTGACTAAAATACTGAATTAATAGTCGGTTTGTTTCGTCAATTTTAGTGCTTAAGGTATCATTCTTTTTTTCGATGCGGTTCATTGTCGCTTCGATATTATTTTTAGTGATATCACATGTCTCTTTGGTTACGATGCGAACGTGCTTATTTATATGAACGTCAGAATCATTGGTATGACTCACAAATTTCCATAGCAATCCACCCACCGTACCCAAAAATCCCAAAATCAAAGTTACAAACACAGCTACAGCACCCCAACTCACGACAATTGTTATTCCAGTCATCATAGTTACCCTTCATCAATGTTTAATTAATTTCCAATCCATGTGATACCAACCCGTGGTTTAATACCCTTTTTCATCTTTTGGTTCAATGAACTCAAGTTCCCACTGGTATCTAAGCGCATCGCCGTCTGACCATAAAAGGAACTATCAAAACCCAAATCAACTGCGTTTTGATAGTTCACACTTACGGGCCCTGCTTTTTCCGCCGCTAATCTTGGGTCAAAATTAGTATAGAAATGTGCGGCCAGATAACGCTCAATGCTTTCCAATCGGTCATCAGCATAATCATTATCTACACATAATTCAGATACTAATTGATTGGCTATTGAAATGAAGGGTGATAAATCAAACCCCTCTTCAACTTCAATAATTAACCGAACTAAAATATCAGTGGTTCTCACGGCAGGCTCCCATTAGATAGTTGTTTTGATAACAGCCACAATTTCTTTGGTTTTGTCACCCTGTTTATCGTTCAACGCCGTTTTCAATGGAATTTTGTCCGTCAATCCGTTCTTATAAACTTGGATGCCTCGTACAGTCTCAGTTGTAGCCACTTTGTATTCATTTTTCCGCTTGGTCTGCCACCAGGTGGAAACGGCCAAAATACCACTTCCCAGCATAGCAACTACCGTCTCAATATTATCCGGTATGAGTGCACTAATGATGGGATTTCTCATCATCACATCACCAGCTTCAGTCGTTTGTTGGGCAATTTCCGCCGCTCTGTCGGCCTGCACTTTCTGAGCCTCAGTGCATCCTACCAAAAGACCTATAGACAAAATCAAAACCATCAACATTAAAAATATTCTTGGTCTAATCCATTTCATAATAATCCCCTTTCAAATTCGCTGCGAGACATCGTCTCAAAGCATTTCAAATCGCTATCATCATTCACATTAATTACTCGATGACCTGGAAATTTATTATCCAAATCTTTTTTCACAATTACAAAGTTTTTCATCATTCTATCATACACCGCCGAATTGGGCTTGTCTAATCCTAACGCATGCCAGTTGCTCTGGCCGTTGGTAAGCTTCATATCAAACCCTAACATATACACGGTTGTAGCACCTAATATTAATGCTAAATTAAGTGCGCCGGCACCCGTATTACCATTAAACCCAATCGCATCGTGATATAATCCCACCTGCCTACGTTGCATTGTCCTAACCCAGTTATATTTGGCGTTGACTATTTTGGCGTGAGTGGTGACCACTAACCCTTCGAATTCTTTTAATTGGTCGTGATAAGTTTCAAAAAACTTGAAATCACTAAAAAGACAAATCCTACAAACTTCAGGCCCTAATGTAAAAGCTGAATTACATCCAATCGTATTTTTACCGGCTAACAGGCCAAATGGAAAAGCTTCCAATGACCTGCCACCGCCGATAATATACGCTGTTTGACCTTGCCAGCAATTACTTGGAGTCCAATGAGCCATATTATTCCTCGTCAATGGAATCTTCGTCATCATACTCGGAAAGAAACGTTTTCATCTCAATCTTTCCAAGCTTATCCGATATGGCTTCATCATCCTTAACAGCTACAAAGGAACCATCTTTCTGATAGACGGTAATGCCGGTGGAATTGTCTACACCAAACTTCTCAGTCACATCCTTGCCCAAACTCTTACCAACCACCTTTTTACCGGCAACGGATTGTTTAGGTATGAATGGTATCTGGGGTGTGTTGCCAACTACCAATTTACCAACGGGTGGTTGTGATACCGCTATGAACTTATTTGGAAATACTTTATCCAAATTCTTCAGGCTTGCTACGGTATCACCCTTGGTGTAACGCTTTCCATCACGGTCTTCATACATTCCGTTTGTAACTTTGAAAAATTTCATACTCATGTTTCTGTCTCCTGTTATAAAAATATTAATTCAAACGCTATCAATCAACGCCAGATTATATAGAACCCTGAACCAGACCTGTGCGGCTGTTATAGTCGCAACGAATCTGTGGAACCAAAATAGCCATAACCTTGAAGTTGATTTGCATACCGCCATTGCTTTCCCACTGTACGGTGGTGATATCCATGCCGTTCACCATACGGATAATATCCGAAGTCATCTGGACTAAACCAACTGAATAATCAGTCATATAATCCAGAGTGCTGACGCCATTGATACCTTCAATTTTCTTCAGGCGGTCTCTCAGGGTCACGCCTGGATATGCGCTGGAATAATCGGCATCCAAATACTTATCCCACTTGCTGCTGTAATACAGAGAGTATGGGCCGTAATAGTAGGCATCTTGTGCCTGCTGACGCATCGCCAAAACTTCAGTCACGTGAATCAGTGGCGTCCAACCGGTGTCAGTTGGGTCGGTGAGTTCTTTTGTAAGGGCATCAGGATAATTTTCCATGCCGTAAATCGAACCGCCGCCAAAGCTATAAGTGTCTGCAACGCCGATAGCAAGCTTTTCAACTTCCTCAGCAACCTTACGGGCAGACAGTTCCGCCATCGAAGTATCCAGTGGGCTTCCACTGTTTCGGCTGGTAGCAATCTGCCTTGCGCTGAAACTGAAATCCTTGTGGATAATAGGAAGGGGCAAGTTCACAATATCAAACTGCGGCCTGTCGTTGGCACCCTGACGGACACCATCCATGCTTATAGTCGCAGAATTGATATCGCTCATGGACTCACTCTGTAGCACGGTCTTTCCCATACCATTTGGTATAGTGTAGACCAGGCCCTGACTACGTAAATCATTGACGAACTTTAACCGTGAACGTGCTGCCTTTATAACAACAGAGTCCAGCTGAATCCACTCATCTTTACGCAATGTGGCGGCATTTTGGGTAGTGCGGTGAGCGGATGCTTCACCGTTTCTTACCACACTTATGTAGCTGTGCTGGTCTTTGCCAATCCACGGCCTCAAAACAGATACATCGCAATTACTGGCGATAAGTCTTGAAGCCACAGAACCAGTAGCAGCACCATTAAGAATAAAATCATCCATTTTAGTAACCTTTCATATAAAATTCATCTAACTTTTTATCATTCAACGTTTTGCTGATTATACAGCACGGGCAGCACACAGTGTATTCACTGCGCCGGTTCCGGTCAAGTCCAACGCTTCCGCAGCTATATACAGAACCACACCCGTTACAGTGCTGGTGGAAACGGCACTGGATACAATAAACGTTCCATCACCGCCCGATACCAGGGAATCACCAATGTCAACTTCCTGACCGGCCTGAATCAAAACATTCAACTCTGTACCCTTGTTGGGTATGAGAGTGGGAACCACCGCACCTGCTGCGTAGGCATCCGCTACAGTTTTGCCTTGAAGTGCATCTTCAGCCGCAATCATATTCTCAGCAAATTCGCCTTCTGAGGCATGAATCGCAACCTTACCCGTGGATGCTTGGTTTATAAGCATACCAGGATAAATCGTGGCCGCTGCTGCCAAAAATTCCTCTTGGCGAACATCACCTTTTGAATGTATTCTTGTTTTCATATTTACTTTCCCTTCAATTATAAAAAATTTCAATTAACCCAATAGTGTTTGGACACCTTACTTGCTGTCGTAGGTCATTACCGGAATCGGCAACGCTTCTTCAGCCATAGCATTCCCAACCGCAACGTCAGGGTCAAACTGACCGTCAAAACGTGGCTGTGGTGCGGCTGTGGTAACAGGCTTACACAACGTGTTGATTTTTATCAAATCATCAGTCGTTTTGGTCTGTAACTCTTCAGCTGTAAACAGCTTCGAATTGGTGGTAATAGACGCAATCAGCTGCTGACGCTGCCTACGGTAAGTCTGAAGACCTGAATTCAAGACAGCCTTCATTTCGGCTGGTGCCTGTGCGATGTAATCATCCACAGTTGCGATAACCGGTGCGGCTGTATTCTCTACAACAGTTTCAGGCTTCGCTATTACTGTGGCCGGAATCGCTGAAACCTCAGTGGCCGGAACGGGTGCTGCTGTATTCTCTACAGGAGTCATCTTGGCCAACACAGCTTCATCCATAGCCATCAACGCCGCTTCATCTTTCTCTTCCCACTGCGTGGACTTGTTTGCTATCAAGTTAGCAACTATCTTCTTTTTATCCATTTCAATTGTCCTTTCATTTATAGACACATAATCAATTTTGCGCACCACCTCAAGTGGTATGCCGTTTATTTCAACAACGTCTTTTGTTTTGGTATAGCTCTGTTTGAATAGTCGGTTCTTTTTCTCAAAGATAAAATAATCATCGTAAACTTCAACCACCCACACGTATTCATCTTTGCCCTTAACACCATCCATTAATGCTTTTGATATGGCATCACGTACATCACTGAACCCCATTTCATTGATTATCAAATTCTCTATTCGCTGAAGGGCAGCAGGAGGCAAACCACCCTTCAGCTGAGGAATAGAGGACACATCAAATGATATTTGTGTTCCTGCAGTGTTCAGTCGAAGAAAACCAGCCCCATCTTTAATAGAGCAAGCCCCAATCTGGTCTGGTAGAATTGCCAAATGGTCGGGCCGATAATTACGGGCAATGCCTACGTATTTCACGCCGTTCCATTCACCTTCTGTGGCCTCATTATCAGTGAATAAACCGGTAGACAATTCCAACATTTCTTTATTTTCCACCGCTGTCAAAATTCTTTTATCAACCGCCTCACACCGTTCTTTTTCCAACCAACATTCTGCCTTCAATTTGCTATCTTCGAAGACAGTATTCATAATCACGCCGATTTTACTGCTGGTGAGAATTTCTGGAGTGCATGCGCTGCCGGCATCTGGATGATAAACGATGGATGGTTTATAGTTCCATACTTGTGGTATTTTCGCCATTTCTTCGGCTGGGTATAATAACGGCCCGCAAGAACCATTCAACACGCCTTCCACCATCATAACAACAGGAACGACAATGTATTCACGGCCTTCCATAGAATCGTTACGTACTAAAGACTTGCTGCTGTTCTTGGTTATAAAACTTTCAAACGCCATTTTACTATTCCTTTAATAAATAAAAAAGTCCAGTATGATTAGACGTCATAACTGGACTTTATATCAAAGCACCATTCATTTAGCTTTGATTATACTATATTTTTTGAAAAGTAAATAGAAAATTTTCAGAATTTTTTTATTTTTGGTTGAAGTTGGGTGGTTTTATAACTTTCTCAACTCGAATATCAACCACCTTACCGTTTTGGAACGTGACTAATACTTTGCCAAAAAACTCGGGCTCAGCACAATTCAATAGCTCCTCTAATACCCATTGCATGTGTTGTTTGTTTTTAGACATAAGAATCCTACCGGCTGATTTTGACTTTCATATCTTTACGGCCCCAGTTCAATGCATCCTGGTGAGAATCGAAGTATACATCAAAATGGTTGTCGGTAAACTTACTGCCCCCACGGTCTAACACCGGAACGAATCCGGCTGAATACCCTTCAATATAAACCATTGTGCCGAATGGATATGTGTTTGTGGTTGCTACGAACTTATCACCCTTCAATATAAAATGACCGCTGGCTGTATAACCATCTGCCCATCGCCCACAGCATTTCTCGCACGCACAATACGCCGTGACAATGGCGTCTATTTCATACACCCCTTTAACGCCCGTAATTTGCTGCCCTATGGCGTCTATTTCGGTCATGGGTCTTTCTACCACGGGCGTGAGTTCGGATGACTCTGCGTTGTTTCTGGCTGTACGGTTCGCATCCGTCTGAAACTTGGACTGAAACGCTAATATCATCATCGATATCATCATCGATATCATCACCACCACCATAAGTAATATTAAAATCTCTACAATTTTCATTTTAGTTCCCATATCAAATCCTTTTCTTCATTTAAGTAACTTATCAACAAGGTCAACCCCACGCTGACCAAATTTTCGTTGCAATGCATTTCTCACCACTTCCTTTTCACCTGCCTGAATTACGTCTCTGTTAAACTTCAAAATATCAAACCCAAACACATCATTAATATATGTATTGAGAGGAACCTGAAAAACAACCAAAAACGAATCCACATATGTGGTAATTAATTTTTGGTTTCGGGCTTTGGTTCGCTCTAAATATGCCCAATCATCTTCGCTAAATCTTGCCATGATATTCCTTATAAAAATAATGTGGTTGCGGGCATTTGAAAGGTTTGTTGTAGTTAGGTTATAGGAACCGCCCGCAACCACGTGCAATATATTATCGTAAATAGGATGATTATGCGGCTTGAATTAGTTCAAACGCATTCTGCTTCATCCGGCTTCCGTTACCGCCTGTCAGAATCGCACTCTCCATTTTAATCTCGTTTTGGTCGTTACCTTTTTGAACTATAACTGTCTTGTGATGGTCTACAAATTCCGTTATGGCGTTGAACGCCGCCCACTGGGTGCCCTGAATATTCTCGTGGCCCTTGCCGCCGTGGAATAAATCCAGGATGAGCTTTTTATCATTCGCCGCCTTCGTGCTGTCTTTTTCCTTCTTGGGGAATAGCTCATCCACAACCGCTGAGAATCTGAGCGTGGTAAGTGGCGTGTTTAGCATCTGGTTGAAGGTGGCTTCCATACGGGCATAATAAAGTTCGGTGAGCTGAAGGACTTTGCGTGCTTCGGTGATTTTATCTCTGTAACTTTCGGTGTGGCGTACAGCTATGGAACTGGTGCTTTTCTTACCCAGGGCAACTGAGAGAGTATTCGCACAAACCACCCGAACTGGCGTCCATTGAACCTTCAAAGCCAGCGAACCGTCATGGCTCGTAGATAGCAACAAGTATTTCTCCACCTTATCCGGCCCGATATACATGGCCTCTGGGAGTTTTACAGTCAAGAACAATCTACTGCCCCCACGTAGACTTCCGGCTGTCTCGTACACAGCCTGGCCTTCGCCGATGAGTGAATCCATAAAGTCAAAACAATCCCTATTTTGGATGATTTCGTAATTGTTACCAACCACGCCCAATACCCTGTTATCATCCTCACGGACAACTGCGTGCTTGTCGGGGACTGTAACCCATCCGGCTGAAGATTGAACGTACATATCTTGGAGTGATGCGGTGGTATCTAATCCGGCCAGGTGTATAGCTTCTGCCGCCGTGAGTGCTTCCTGAACTATCGTGCCTAATCCGTGCCAAGCTGGCTGAGTTGATACAAATCTTTCCATTCCATTAACTACTTCGATTTCATGTGCCATTTTTCTATTCCTTTTCAAAAAAATATAGTTTATGGCCGGAACTTATCCGGCCCGTTTTTAATTCGATTATTAATCAACCCTTACTTAAATCATAATTAAAATGATTTATAAGTGCCTGTATATAACCCGTAATGAATTGGTGTTGTAGAGTGTTTACATGAAACGGTTCGGTGCCTGGATAAAAAATAACATACTCATCCAATTCATTATTGTACCTAATAGCAATACACATAAATCCAAGCCAATAAGAACCATCATCAAATTTAATCTCAAAATCTGAAGATTTAAGACATAAAAAATTAGCAATATATCTCAATTTAGCTTGTTGTACGTCTAATAATCTGTCTATTGCTTTAATGTTTTCAAGTGTGCTTTTTCGTAATGTTATTTTACTCATGATTATTTCCCTTTATACGTTGTAATTTTTAACTTGAATTTTCTCAACCCGAATAGCTTCCAAACCACGAATACGCGCAAGAGTTTTACGACATCCGTTGGCTTCTAATTCTGTGGGATATATTGCCTGAAGCCATTTTTGGCCTTCCACTACATCGTATACAGCCCATCTGGTAACCATCTTGAATTTTCCGGCCTTCTTATTTTCTTCAAATCTTTTATTCATCTTACTAACCTTTCAAACATCGTTTTAATATCGTATCATTTAACTACTAAATATGATTATAATCTTTTAAGGTTATACGTCAAAGAGAAAAAACTATGGATTTTAGATATTTTTTGATATTTCTCTAAAATCCACGTTTTTAGTGTCGGCCTATGGGAAAATATTTTACATAATATTCAAGTTTATGCTTTCCCAGGGGAATTTTCCACGGCCAAAATGCCCGTTTGTAGCTGTTCTTTGGTAAATCGGTTCCTTTAGGTTTAATTGCTGGATGATGGAATCTGGCGTCATGTTTACGTTCTTCATTATAGCAGTCCGCAACGCAGCATCATCCATCACGCCGGTTCCGAATGTATTCACCCGCACATCCACCGGTTCGGCCACCCCAATCGCATAACTAATACTCACACGGCATTCCTCTGCCAACTGGAGCCATACCACGTTCCTTGCGATAGCACGGGCCATATACGCACCGCTGCGGTCTACTTTGGATGGGTCTTTTCCACTGAAGGCACCACCACCATGAACACACCGGCCACCATAGGTATCTACGATTATTTTGCGACCAGTCAATCCAGTGTCCGCCGCAGGGCCACCCAGGATGAATTGGCCGGTGGGGTTGATGTGGTATTTGGTGGTGGGTGTGGTTTGGAATTGGTCGTTGTCACCCAGAATCACCGGAATCAACGTGGTAATAATATCACGTTGAATCGTACCCAAGTCCACCTTCAACGAATGCTGAGTGGATACCACGATGCTCTGTATTTCATGAATACCATCTGGTGTGGTATGAATTGTAACTTGACTCTTTCCATCCGGCTGTAAATAGCTACAAATACCATCCACACGCCACTTCCATAGCTTCTTGGTGATTTCGTGAGCTAAGTACAATGACGCCGGAATCATTGCCTTGGTATCATCGCACGCATACCCATACACGGTTCCCTGGTCTCCAGCACCAGACGGGAATAATGATTTTTTAACACCCATAGCAATATCTGGACTTTGGTGACGGATGTGGACCCGAACATCACAGCCTTTGATATTGAATCCGTTCTTTTCATTATACCCCACACCATGGATAACATTCATGGCTATATTCTTCACGAATTCGTCAGACATATCCGCATTACTCGTTACCTCACCCGCCACCACAAGTAATTTATCCGTGATTAGCGTTTCCACCGCCACATAGCTTTCCTTATCAAACATCAAACACCGGTCAAGTATAGCATCTGATATTTGGTCAGCTAATTTGTCTGGGTGTCCTATTGTTACACTTTCACTGGTTTCCCAACGTTCTTTCATTTTTCACTTTCCTTTCAATTTACATAATTTATTCGATTAATTTCAATTCGCATCTCAGGCATAAACACACCTTCCTGCTTGTTTGTTAAAATACCCTTATCGATACACCGTTCATATATTATTATCGTACATACACCCCATTCTACGGCTTCAGCTGGGTGCCCTCATTGTATACCAGTTGGGTTGTCCTGGTGTTTGGGTTGTCACCTCGTTTTTGTAACTCCTTTTCAATCGCTTCTTTTTGTTTTCTCAAATCTTCAGAACTCTGTTGTGTTAGGTCTTTCTCATTTTCCATTTTCATTCCCCTTTCAGGCACAACCGTGAATGGTCGGCCAATTTTCATTACCATCGTCAAAAGCATCTTTGAATGGATGCTTTCCATTTTCCATAAATTTAATCAACTCCATAGTCAAGTTTGTAACTGTATCCGCCGCCGCTTGAATGGAATCGGACAACTCAAAATGGTCTTGAAAGGTTGATATCAGTGTAGTCATATTTTCTAAATCCTCTGTTAAAATAGCAAAATTCGCATCCAGAGCATCTATCACATCCAACAACTCCTGGCTTTTTATGGGATTAATCGGATAAACCAAATCCACTAAAATCTCAGCCTGTTCCCTCACTTCCTTCCACGATATTGGTGGCGGGTCGTTGTGGGTAGACTTCTCAACCAGAATAATCCGGCTGTATGTGGCTATGGACTTTTTAATATAACACCCGTTCACCAAGGAATACATCCCAGGGCCTTGGAATCGGATGGGTCTGGCGTTTATATCTTTGATATCCTTCTCACTCATATACCCATCACGCTGGTGCTCTAATTCCCCAAGAGACAAAACCTCACCCACGGTTTGCATATTTTTAGCTGGGAGTGTCTCCAGCCAGCCACTAAACTGCCCCCAAAGTTCCGGCCTTCGGTCGATATTGGTTTGAAGTTCCTCTTTGGTTAATCCGTCTTTGACTATTTCCATGAAGGTTCGATTTATATCACCGTTCTGTTTTGCCACTTCGGCTTGTAATTGGTATTGTGATTTCATACGTCTTTCCCCTAATTTCTATTCAATATCTCAATAACTCTATTCACGCACGCTTCCTTACCTTCGGGTGGTGGTGTGAAACCTTTGTGTTCTACCATAGTATCATAGCACCCACCCACGATATTCCTGTAACCATAACGACATCCAGATAATTCTTTTACCATCCAAAGAACGATTGTTTTGAACTCTGGACTTTCTACTGGGGTTGTTATCGACACCCGCTGGAGTTCTTGGTTGTCTTCGGCTGCGGTGTTGCCGGTTCGATGTATTCTATTTTCCATAATCCGTCTACCTTTCAATAGGTTAAACATCCATATTTACGATTTTCAAAATGCCCCTGGCTGGCGTTAATGTTATACCACTCATCATAATCCTCAAGCTCACCCACCTCACGCCAGCCGTGTAAATTATCGTGAATCCAGAACTCTGTCACGTTCTGATTTACCCAGTAGACTTTTTTGCTAAAAGTTTTCATGATTTCCCCTGTGTTAAAGTTAGGGCCGGAATTTATCCGGCCCTGTTGTGTATTGTTTAGAATCCGCTGTGTCCGGCCACGTATTCAGGATATAGCACCAGCATAATCCGATAACCCAGCTCAGTGAAGTTCAACATGTCCTGGCCGTCATTTTCCCACACCTCGATTAATCCCTTTTTGACTAATGAGCTGGCTACACCCGCTGTGGAAGTTCTGGTGCCGGTGATACGTTCCATCTCATCGTATACAGCAAACGCCCAATTTCCGTGGCGGATGTCTTCCACTTCAGCCCAGAATGTGGTATCTTTGGTGACGGCCTTTAATAATGTTGACTCTAATTCGGTTAAATAAACGCCTTGGACAGTCTGAGCTGCTTCCAACTTCTGGTCTTGTTTATAGGTTGTGATAACACCTTCGGTAAAAACTACGGTGTGGCCTGTCTTTTCGATATGGTTCTTGATTTGTTCTTCTTCGCCGCCGCTTGTTATTGGGGCCCACTCGCAATCCAAACATCTGTAATCCGCTCTTGTTGTTCTGGTTTTCTTCATCTCACTAACCTTTCAAAATCATTTTTCAATATCGTATCATTTAACTACAAACCTGATTATAACTTTATAAGCTTATAAGTCAAAGAGAAAAAAACGAAGATTTCAGATATTTTTTAATTTTTCTCTGAAATCCACGTTTTAATAGCAACAAGCTGGAAAATATTTATGCTTTATCTTGATATTTGTTCTTGTTTGGGTCGGAATCCGTGATGCTTTGTGCCGCCCACGCAGCTATTCCCAGCACAATAAGAATGATACCAGCCACAAAAATATATCTATTCATCATGAATCCTCGTCAACTAAAGTATTCTCATAACACCCGATACAATACGCTGCCCTGAATCGTCGGTCGGCCTTCCTAACCTTACTACCCACCGTGATATCTTCGCCAATTTGAATATATACACGGTCAGTTACCAGATGCCACTGCCCACACTTCATACAAATAAATTTCCCATTTTTTGCAGCATGTGGGGCGCAGCATTTCTCAGAACGTACTCCACTACCACACCAACATGCATCAACAGCTTTTATCTTCATCATGATACCTTTATCCCTTCACAGGTTCAACTGGAGGGTGCTGATGGGCTGCCGCTTCTATCGCAAGCAACATCCCAACCAACAACGGCTTGTTGGCGTTCTTGCCCTTCATATTCGGGCCATCCGCCAAAATGATTTTATGGATGAGGGTGTATCTACTCAATTTACTCATTCGCTCATAATACGTAAATGCATTGGAGTAGAAATTCACCATTTGCTCAATAGTGGGTTGAGGCACGCCAGAATCCGTGTGGACTTCCTTCTTGGGTGGTGGTGCGGCTTTCTTCACCGCTGGCTTACGAACCCGTTTCTGGGGTGTTGGCGTGAGTGTGTTGGTGTGGTAGTGGAGTACGTCCTTTTTAGTTTCCATTGTTTTGCTTCCTTCATATTAAAGTTGAAAAATTAAAAACCGGCTGAAAATTCATAACGTTCCCAACCGGTTCCGTTATAAGAGTGCCGATGTTGATTGCGTTAGGCATCGGCAGGTTCATTAGATTATCGGTCATTGGTATGATTTACCAATTATCCTACAAAGTGTTGTGTGGGTCGTGGCCTTTGACTTGGGCCTGGTGGGGTGGTTGGTTCCTCATCGACAATAGAACCCTCACCATACCGTTCCAACAACGGTCGTAAATCTACAGGCTTGTAATTGGCCGGTTTAATCACCTTACCATTAGCGTCATGGTGTACGCTTCCATCTTCATCCACCTTACTCATATTATTCTCGTGAACTAAATTGAACGCTTCGGCCAGTATATCACCCATCCCGTATACAATGGCCGTTCCTACAACCACATACATCGTATCTACCAATCCATCCAATATCTCTACCATATCACCCACGGCTATGGCTTCAATGGTTTCTGATAGTTCTGAGGTCATTAATCTTACACGTAACAACGCCGTGGCGGAATCTACCAATTGGGGCGTATCACCAATCATACAACCGAATGCCCGATGAAAATCAATAAGCTTCTCAACCATATCGGTCAGACGTAATCTGGCTTTCAATTTTTCAATCGCCGCCATACGGGCCGCCTGAGCTTCTGGGGTCATCAGTGGAACCCAATTTTCTTTTTCTTCCTTCGTCATAATAACTTCCTTTTCATTTGAATATAAATTTCACTACATTATCAAATGGATATGGGACTATTTCCAGTGGGTGGTCGCCGTCTGTTTGTGCTGGATAAAACCCACTTCCATACGCTACATCTTTCCACACACCCACTTCATTAAATCTAAAATCAATTGTAGCCACGGCAAACATTCCAGGCTGCTCCTTTAACTCTACGCAACACCCGATAATACCCGTCAGAACTGTTTGAGCCTCCTTCGTGGCTTCCTGATGAGGTGTATATATACGGTCTTGTTTATCTGATTTCATATATGTCGCTTTCAATAATCGCAAATTCCAGTTTTACATAATCGATTAACAGCCATATTATCATCACAGTTTCTTTCCATGTTTAAATGGCCTGTACCGATTGTATTCCATCTTAGCCACCACTGCCTTCAATACCGCTAAACTTTCCACCGCTGCCAAGTCTAACACCCGTATAATCACATCAGCAAGTTCTTCTTCCAACAAGCTGAAATTGGGTGTGTGGTCTGATGGCTTTCTGCCTATTATTTCTATCTCTGTATGAAAATCAATTCGTGCAGCTTCTACTGCCTCAGCTACTTCCGTCATAATCAATGCCAGTCTTTCAATGACAGATGTTTTACGGTCATGGAATCCGTGCTGTTTGGGATGATTTCCTTTTGAGGTGTTCTTGTTTTGTCGCCGCTGCCGCTGCTTCCATAGCTTCACCCAGGGACTTCGCTGCCGGTCTTTCTACCTTGTCCGGTGCTTCCAAAATATTCACTGAGGGCAGGATGAAATATATGGCGTTGGTTGGAACCGCAAGAAACGCTCTGCCGCCCTCATTAGTATCCACGCCACCATTGGGGTAAAAGTTATATGTCGCCCATACACTTTCCTCATCCAACCTTATCCCCAGAACAAATTCTTTACTACGTCTGCCCTGCTTACAAATCTCAGCAAACATCGTCTTTTCTTCTTCCGTCAGTAATTTCAATCCCACCCTATTATTCTTCAGGGCATCGGCAACGGCCTTTTGTTTCTTGGTTAGAAAAATAGTCATAATATCTCCAAATTAAATTATCATTGATTTCAGTATATTATCGTTCATCCATTGATTTCCAGCCACAAAGAATCTGTGATGGGATAATCTCTGAACTTTTTCATTATAGCCCCTTTATGTTTTAATTAGTTCTTTGATATATTATCGTACATAAATCATAAATACAAATGGCCTGGGTGAAACTTAATCCACCCAGGCCCTCTGGTTGTCTGCTTTTTCTTAAAAATTTAACTTATTTTTAACGAGGCATTCCATATTGCGTGGAACTGCGGAAACGTGGCAGAACACCACAAAGGCATGCTGGTTTGAAACTTACCATATATAACATTTCTTATAATCTTAACATAATAAACTCAACCTTTAGGTCGGCCAGTGTTTGGGTATGTGTTTGGAAAATTTATCAAGAATTTCATGTAAATCATCCCATGGGATTGGATACCCACCAGCTCCACTAACACATAACTTTAGATATTCAGATATCACCGGCACGCTCAAACTATCTTGTGCCCGAATAATAAACACCGGTTCATCATCCGGTATATTTGGAATATCAATCTTTCCATATTTCAAAGATATAGCCATTTCACATCCTTTCAAAATCATTATTAAATCGTAACATTATACTATCGTACATAGATGCAATATCACACTTCTTCCGTCATAACCCTCGATGCGGAATAATACGGTGAACGGAATTCAATCTTTAGATTTTTCATAAATTTCATCCCGTCCTTAGGAAAGAACCGTTCACCCATCTCACCCATTATTCCTTTTGTCTGTAACGCTTTGGCAAACTCTGAGTTTATTCCACTCCAATCAAACTTACCATCTGAATATGTAATAGTACCATCAACAACTTCCTTGAAAGTTTTATCCGGCCCGTCTTGTAGTGATATAAAATTCACCCTATGTATCTTTTTTGTTTTCTTTGCCATTTTGTACTTTCCTTTAATTCGTATTCACCATAAAATTAATCGTGGACTCACCCAATTTCAGCTTTTCTTTATTTTTTGGAAGTCTCTTATTTTCTAACATCCATTGATTTCGATAAAACACCTCATCAACTTCTTTGGGTGATAGTAACTTCTGTAATGTTGCACGAACTTCGGCTTCAGAATCCTTTAACCGCTGACAAGCGGCAACCAAATCATCACTCAACGCCACCAGCTTCCCACTCTCAGCCCATCGGTCAGCTTTTAAGAATCCGTAACAACGAATATATAAATCATCTTCATATTGCGCCCCTATCAATTGAAACGCTAATCCATTATCAATCGCCGCAACTTTTTGAACGCCGTTTATGCTGTATATCATAGCATTGGATGAGTGCCTGTCAGTTTGTCCGATAATAAAATCAAACATTGCTAATTTAGTATCATCCACCGCCAAATACACTCCTTTAACATCCCCTGGAACCCCAAATCTCAAACCATTCTCTAATTCTCTAACTGTTTTGGCATTGTTTACAAAATATTGAAAACTTCCCACCTCACCTTTAATTTCCTTCAACACCGTGGGTGGTACCAAGTTCAAGTCCATTACAGTATCTATTTGATATGCTGCCACTTCACGGTTCGCATACGTTCCGGCTGGGATGCCCCTTCTCAATCTTGGTTCTTCTTGCGATATAGGTTTGTGAACACCTTTGATACCATTGGATACTTTATAACTACCATTGGCACCACTATTAATGGGCTCATACGTTACGGAATCCGCCACTGATAATTTCTTTTCAATAATCGGTTTGTATTTTTTGGAATAGTCGGATGTTAATGGTAATTCATCCGACACCACCGGCTGCGGTATGGTGGTGGGCTTTCCGGTGGATGTTCTTTTTATCATGGTGGACTTCTTCTGCGCTTCGGCCTTGGCTTTGCGTAGTATAGAACGTGCCCTGCGGTCGGCTGCTGCGAATGGATTGAGCCCAGAAGTTCTTATGGGTTTCAGTGTTTTCATCTTCAACGCACCGGAATCGGTCGCAGTTCCCCTATATCTGGGTGGTTCGGCTGCCGTACTGTCCGCAGGTGCGGCTTTCTTCGCTTCGCTGGCCTTTGACTTGGGCTTCAAGAATACCGGCCTCCAAGAGCACCTACAATTGGGATGTACCGGTATCAATCCACGGGCTTCGTCAATCGTCATCACCTGCCCCTCTAATCCGGCACACTGCTCGCATACCTTCTCATCATGACTGGTAGACAATTCCACATCAGCAACAACTTCCTTGAACCCCATCTTTTCCAAACCATCCAACTGCCCTTCCGCATGGGCGTGGATGACTTCGGTTCGGGCCAATACCAACGCCCTCTTACGAGTGATAGCACCTATGGAGTTGTTGATATTACGTGCTATCTCAAAAGGACTTTTTCCATGAACTAATCCGTCAGCCATAATCGTAGACAACTGTGAGGCCATAGTGTCCGTGATACCCTTAAGCTGATTATATGCCCGCTCATAGACCATCTGGACTTTCGACATCATTTCTGGGGCCGCAAAAGCACTCGTCAGGAACTCTGCTTGGCGTCCATTATAGTATTCTGGCTTTTCATTAAACCCACGGGCCTTCTGCGCTTCGTTGAAACTTCGCACTACGCCTTTTTTATAAGCACTTTCCACATACTTATTCGTCCATAATAATTTTTTATTATCAACGTCCAGCACGCCAGCTTCAATCTGCTTATCCAACCAAGCTCGAAATGCTTTGGCTTTTTCCGCATCCGTCACGAACTGAAAACGTGGAACCGCATTACCAATAAACTTGGCCGGTCGTAGGTTCAACATATCGTTTTTTATAATGGCGTCATTTATTGTACCTCGTAGTTGCCGGAATCGTTTATTCATCTCACCAACAAACTGTCTACGAAGCAATGTTGTTCTGCTTGGGTCTGTTTTCATTATTTATCCCTTTACTTTTTAACAACAACCTTTTTAACAGGCTTCTTCTCATCCTTACTCGTTGGGGTCTGCTCTATTGGGGTGCCGTCTGGATTGACTTCGGGCAACGGTTCTTCTTCAATCCTCTCACCATCTTCCGTCCAGCCGCTTTGTTCCTTCATAATGGCTGCGGCTTCGTCTTCAGTATACCCCATCACCATAGTAAGATACAATTGCGGGGGCATTAAGCTATCTACGCCGCCAGCCACATATTTTACCAGGGCATCGGTTTTGTGAACGATGATTTTTGCTTTTTCTTCTTCCGTCATTTCTTCATCCGGTTCCCAGAACACAAAATACTCTTCAATAAACGGCAGCACGCCCATCAGCATCAATCGGTCGATTAACGGCATCAAGATGCTTTCCGTAGCATAGGATGTTTGACGTTTATAAATACGCCGCCGCCATGCTTTGCTATCTTGGCTGGATGATAGTTCACCACGTTCACTTCCTTCGAATATACGCTTGGGAACGTTCAATGATACGCATATGAAGTTAACTTGTGCGTCCAGGTGTCCGGTTGGGTCGGCAACTTGCGGTTCCAATGATTTCGCCGTGACGCCGCTCAAAGCTAAATAACGTTGAAGACCTTGTGAGTAAGCATCCATTTGCTCTTTGATACTTTCTTCATCCAACGTCACATCCTGTAAATCAGGATTAATCTCAAACGACAATCCTGGGAATCCACCATTCCAAAACATTTGACCGCTGCCGCCCAGAATCTTTTTAATATCCAAAAGCTGATTATATACCTTTTTCATTCTTGGCGTTCCAAACAATTCACTCCCACGCCGATTGTCAGCTGTATGAAGAACCCTGGTCCAATGAACTACTAATGTTTTTGTTTCACCATTAGAACCAGTATCAATGATTATGTTATAACTCATTGGCATACCATATCGTGGTGAGTTGATATCCCCACAAGTTCGGTTGATAGTTATCTTACTTTCATCAAACACTTTCAAATATAAAAGTTCTTTTTCACCACCACCATTGCCTTTCATTACACCCGTAATTTCATCAATACCATCCACGTAATCAGACAATGGTTTTCCGTCATTGATACCAAAAAGCATTAATCCATATCTACCAATTCCGCTCAATATATCCAACTCCTGTGTATAAGAATACAAATGGGACTGTTTAATCAACGCCACCATCTTTTTCTCAAACTCAGTTTCATTGCTTTCTTCTGTCTCGTAGATGAGGGGGAACTGTCCCCAAGTCTCCTCAGGAAACAACTCAACTACTCTTCCAGCCAATCCATTCCTTTCATACATCACCTTATAATCATTGATAGTTATCTCAGTTGGATACCCGCATTCATTATCTACATTATCATTGGATGTAGTTAAGTTTCTCAATATACTCTCTCGTATACTGGTAGCATTTTGGATAATATTAAAATCATCCATATTTACTTTTAACTTTCTCATTGTCTTATTTCCTTTCATTTTTTCTTTTTTATTTTTATCATTGATTTATATTTTGCATCTATACCTTACCAATGATATTTATTTCTAATATCTCTTTTTCCATCCACCAACCACAGTTACCTTTTTATTCAGAATATTGAAAGCACCTGAGCTGGCGTCTGTTTGGTCTTTGTATTTGCTGTATGGAAAGAACTCCAGCTCATCGATATATGCCTTGTTCCATAGACCTGGTTTCATGAATACATTACCATTATTCACCTGGACGCTGTATGGGTCGGCACGGGTGGTTTTATCGCCGGATGGTCTGTCGGTTATGACTTTGTGGCCTGGAAGGTTTTTGACGGTGTTCTCGGCACTCTCTTTTCCGCCACTTCCTGGTTCTTGCTCTAATCCTATTTTGACTTCACGTCCATCCATATTGGCCGTCTCTTTTATTATTCTTTCTCTTTTTTCGCTGCTCCATTGACCTCTGACTACATCCAATATCCAGAATCTCTTACTCAAATCCAACCCCAGTAAAACACCCACCGTGTATGCACCGCCGTCCTTGGTTCCGGCCTTGTCCCAGAATCGAATTTTACTGGCAAATTTAGCTGGCGGCAACTCCACACTTATGCGTTCCGTTTTGAACATTCCGCCGCCTAAAGGAACTGGGTGTTGACTGAACTGTCCGGCATATGCATACTCACCCAACGCTGTACGGTTCTCAGCCAATATCTTTTTACTCAATCGAACTTCATCCATCAATCCATTGGTATAATACTTTCGCAAACCCTTCGGTTTTATCAATGGACTTTCCTCAGCAGGTAAACAGATATGCTTGAGTGGGTATTCGCCGGTGTCGGCCAGAAGTTGTTCCGCCTTTTCTATCATCTTGGTGGTGGGGTCGTCTTGATGCAGTCTTTGCATAATTAGTATTATGGGTGTCACGCTTTTATTTCTCTTTCGTGTTGGCAGAGTTTCACTCATCCATCGGTTGGCTGTACGCAATTCCGTCTCACTAATCGCCTGATTTGGGTTCAACGGGTCATCCACAATAATGAAATCACCGTGCTTGCCCGTAATGCTACCACCCACACCTACAGACATCCTGGCACCTTTTTTGGTAGTTGCAAAATAACTTTTGGTATTCTGGTCTTCAGATAATACCACCCACGGAACCAGTTTTTTATTCTTGAGGGAATAACGAGTGCTGAAGCATTTTTGATACTTCTCACTCATTACCACATCACGATTTTTACGGCTCAAGTCCATTGCTAAATTATCAGCATAGCTTCCACCAATGATACCAGCTGAGGGCATACACGTCCATATCCACGCCGGCAAAAAGATACTACATATGCTGCTTTTACTCGTGCCTGGGCTGATGTTTATCACCAAGTCATATTCTTTCTCTTTTCGGGCAAATACTCTTTCAGATATGGCCTGAAGTTCGTTACATAAATATTCGATGTGCCAATTCAAAACAATCGGTTCGGGTACAACTTCATCCCAAAATTCCTTTACAAAATCGAAAAAACTTTCACGGCATACGCTCGCAACTACATCATAATAATCAAACGCCGGTTGTACTGGTTTACATAGCTTCATTCGTCACCAGCTTTCTTCGGTTCATTGACTCCAAAATCCTTCGCCTGTCTTCCAACGACAACTCCAATTCATCCACCGTCATAACAGTGTGATTTACTTCGCCGCTCACGTTCATATTCAAATCGATTTTTTCTGAATAGCCTCTGTCCTTGTTCAAAGTCTTATTCGCAAAAATTGTAGCTTGGGTGTCGCCACTCGCAATGAGATTGAATAAACTGTCTTCTAAAAAGTTCTTGCGGTGCCAAAGAATCTGCTCGATTAATTCAGCAAATCCTGGGTCATTTTCCTTCCAATAATAAAACATTCGCTTATCGATACCAACCACACGCATTGCTTGACTGATGCTGAAATTAAAAGCAACCCAAGCATGGATGAAAAGATATTGGCGTGCGCGTTTGGTTCCTCTTTCGGTGAAAAGTTTTTCGATTTTTTCTTGCCCCGATATTCCCATATCATTGATAAGTTCGATTTCATCCCACAACGGTTTTAATGCCTTGGGTAGTTTTCCGGTTACATATTTACTGAATGAAAGTGGCTCCAATTCTCTCTGTTTATAAATTCGATAACCTCGTGCGATTGCGTTTTTGAAGATGGGCCGCTTCTTTTTCCAGGCGGAATACGTTCCAATATTTATTCCCAACGCACTCGAAATTTTAAATTCACTGATACCGCTTCTTGCGAGTTCATATGCTGTTATTGGCATATCATCATTCCATTTTCCCAACGGTCGGTTTATCATATTTCGTTTCTTTTTTATCATACGTACCTCTTTTATAAATATCAATCTCACTCTATTATACTATAACAACGCAGAAAAAAAAGTATATATTATATATATGGAAGTTTATTAGTGAAATTGGCTTATTATTATCCGGTCGTGAGGGTACTTATCAGTTATTATTTGAAACTTTTTATGATAAATTTTCCCACAGGCCGGATGTAAAAACGTGGATTTTAGAAAAAATCATAAAAATCTTGAAAAAAGACGTTAACTTATAAGCTTAAAAGATTATAATCATATTCAGTAGTTAAGTAAATTTGAATATTAAAACGATTTTGAAAGGTTAGAACGATGCTAACAGTAGTAACATTAGATGAAAATAATAGAGTGATACGTTGTAATTTAGTCCAAAACTTATCTATCAAAGGTATGCTAAATTGAATAAAAATACCGGAATACAATACACCGGTGAACGTATTAAAAATGGTCTACACGTCAGAACATATATGTGTGGAAATGAAACTATTATTGTAACTGAAATAAAATAATCCCTTACCATCCACATAAACCATAACAGGAGCAAATTATGAGAAGAAAAATAAAAATCACAGCAAAAAATAAATTTCACAATACATCAAGTTATTTCTATGCGTGGGGTGATACCCGATTTTACATCACCAGAAGACAATACAAATATATGTGGTCTAAACTTTGCGGAACCTATGGTTGCTGCTGCGGTGTAGAATTAATGGATGGTGATGGAAATTTGTATTCCTTGAAAGCCTTCCCTTTACACACCTCTAATTCAGATACATATGAATTGATAAAAGAATAACCAACCCATGGCAGGTCGCATCCTGCCCAAATACCACTAAATAAAAAGCATTAGAATCGCCACTCTAATGCTTTTTTAGTTTTACCCTTCCCGATACCCATCAGCAGGATAATAATCACACCTACACACAGCCGCTTTGCTTGTTTACCACTTCGTCCAACTCAATAGAACATATACCAAAAACATCTGAATAAGAAATAGCATATGAAGAAATATCTCACCCGTAGAAATTCCATTAGCGTAACATAGAGCAATCGTGATTAACAAGCTCCATAGAATCTTATTTCCCCTCATTATCACCCACCTTCGGCCATTCCAAGAATCTGGTGAATGTCCTTCGAAAATCAGAACTTTGTAAAATTGCGATGTGTGGTTTCTTTTCCACAACCGTGTACCCGATGGCCTTCATATGCTTAATCCGCTTCACCAGGTCTTTTCTCTTCACAGCATACACGCTCACCACCCTGGCTGGCGTCTCGTGGTTCGTTACAACTTCAGACCACATCACATATTCTCCAAATCAATGATATTTCCCGTCTCATATTCCTTTACACCTGTTACCATAATAATCTGGATGCCAAAATCTTCGGCCAGGAACTCCAGCATTTTGGTAACCTTCTGCCGGTAGGTGGGTGAGTGGACTGACTTAAAAGGTTCATCCATCACCATTAGCTTTCGCACCTTCGGCTTGCTTAAACATATACAACTCACCCGTAGAGCAAACGCCGCCACTTCTGTAACGCCGCCAGAATCTTCATTCAATGGATCAAACTCCTCTCTGCCTTCCTTGATAATTACCAGTTGGGCTTCGGTTCGATTTCGTTTTTTGACGAAGTTCATTTTGAACCCATATCCCTCACCAAACACATACTCCATACACCTACTCACCACCGAAGATATCTGACGGTGAGCTGTTTGCTGAATCTGCTGTGCTACGGCTTGCGCTATCTCCAAACTTTTCTTACAAGCCTGTAACGATAACGCCGCTTCCATCTGCGCTTTTTCTTCAGCTTCCTGTTGGAGTTTCAACAGGTCTAATTCCGAAGTCATTCTATTTACAATCTTTCGATATATTTGTATATCATTCCGCATTTGCCGACCTTATTTCATCCCACTTACCTTCAAACTTTTCCAGCTCAGAACTCAGCCTGGCTTCCAACTTTTCCAACTGGCCGGTCTTTTGTTCGCATAGCTTCCGACCATCAGTTAAAGTCTCACAACCAAACTTATCCTTTAGTTGAGTGAGTGTTTGCTCTAAGGCACCGGCAGCTTTGTTTGCCTTTTGTTCCGCCGATTCAATCCGGCCCTTTAGGGTCATATACTTGTTTAATGCTTTTTCATCCATATCTTACCTCTTAACTGATTTTAATAAAATCGATTTTACCCTGCGTGACACTTTGTGTTCTTCCACGTACTGAACGATACTCGTGGTGAAGTCCATACCGTTATCGCCCAGCTTTTCCAACTCTCGCACAAATTCCGATAACCCATCATCAATATCAACTTCATCCTCTGGATTAACCGTTTCCAAATGAACGTCTTCACTTACATCTAACTTTACAGATATCACTGTATTATTATCGCACAATACACCAATTCGGGGCTCATAATTTACCTCATCACTTTTCCGTCTAAAGAATCCGCCGCAATTCCAAACCAATTCCCCGTTCCGGCCCACCGCCTCAAACCCAATATGATTATCCCCAAATACACAAATATCATTATTATGTAAATCTTGTTTTTTAATCAGGTCAGCTGTACTTGCTTGGCCATATCCAGCACCCTTCTGCCATACATACTGGTGCTGAACTAATACGGACATCACCCCATCATCCTCGAATCGCTTGGGTGAATCGGTGGGTGAGTCTTGTCCGAATGGAATGCCGGTCAATCGAATCTTAACCCCATTAGATAAAAGCTTCATAGTTCCGTCCAAGTGAATTATCCGGCCCGTTTTGACCAACGTCCAATATGCTGATTTTTCCTTTTCCCCGTAGTTGTGTTGGGGCAGGTCGTGCTGACCTGGGATGGCGTACATAATGGGTAGATTATCGATGGCAAAATTTACCAACTCAGAACTCTGATGCGCTCCATACCATTTATCGAATACATCACCAGCACATATCACTGGCACCCCCAACTCGTTACGCAAGGATGTTAGTTGACTTAATTGACGTTTCATAGCTTTCAGCCAATCCGGCTCAGCCGAACGCCATATAGGTGGTCGAAGTGATAGATGAATATCTGCTACAAAAATGGCTATGGGCTTACAGTAGTTTGTCCGCATAAAGGACAAACATCCATTTCCATCACTAACTCTAAACACTCTTTCAGTTCGCCCGCTAATTCCTTTTGAATCTTTTGCCATTTTGCACCTTCTTCAATTATCTTGGATAGTTCTTGTACTTCTGATTTTAGGTTTTGCGCTTTTTGATATACACTGTCTATTTTGCCGATGGATGGCGGTTGGTTGTTTAGGCACTTTTGGCAACCGGCTGCGAAATTTAACAACACAGTCAGATCTTGTATATCCCTGTTAACCTTTTCATATTCATTCGCCACCTCAGTACAACCCTTACCAATCAAGCTCAAATCACGATAATCCAACTTGGTTTGCCTGAGTTTTATACTGGTATCTATGAACTGTTGGAGTATGGTTATTTGTCTTTCCATCAACTCGCATTTTGCTTCCCATACCTCAATCACTTCCAATTCATCCCGAATAGCAGGAACATTGGTGTATTGTGCTATTTTCTTTTCAATCTCATCAACTCTACCATTCACAACATCTACCGTTACGCCCAATTCATTCTTATGTGAATTGAGATATTTCAAGCACTCATCGATTTCACTCAAATCCACGATAGCATTCAATTGCCGGCTTATTTCGCCGCCTGTATTAGAAAACCAAAAAGGTTTATCATGTTGTGTTTGAAAATTAAGTTCTTGACTATTAAACAAGTGTGCTATCGGTTCCGGCACTACGTTCCCAAACGCCGTAAAATCATCAGGCACCAAGCTGGTTCGGTAAAAATTACTGCTGGACTTTCTTTCCCGTTCCACCACCGCACCGCCGTCTATTTTAGCCGATACAATACACCGGTTGCCCCCATTACGAATGTAACTATTGCCTGGGGCCTCATTAAGAACCAACCATCTCAAAGCTCGTAACACGCTGGACTTGCCACTGTCACTTCGTCCAACAATAACGTTGACCCCTGGTTGAAAAGATAGCACTAATTTTTTGTGTTTTTGAAAATTTAATATTCGTAATTTTTCAATCATGTCTGTACCTCATTCTACGGTTCTTGGCCAATATCTCCATCGAATACCCTATTTTAATCAAAGCACTCGTACCATACATAATCATCCTAATTTTATCCTCACATTTAAGTTTCTTTTGGTAATAGTCGGCGTGGGATAATGTATGGGAAAATACACCATATTGACTACGGGTATCATAATATGCCCATTTAGTCACCCAATAGTATAATTTATCAACCTTTAATCCCAGGCCATGGTTTATATTTTTTTCGAAATGATTTGGCTGATTTTTTCTCATCTTCAGTTAAAATACCCCATCTTTCTGCTAACTTAACAGTATCACTCTCGCCAAACATTACTTCACGAATCTTGTCTTCATATTTTAATTTTCTCATAGTGAAATCAATACCCATCATACTGTCTTTCACTCTACGAGTAGCAATACCACCGAATCGTGAAAGGATGTCTGCCCTGGTCCAACGCTCAATCAAAATCTCTAATTTTTGCGCTTGTTGTTTCGTCATTATAAATTCACCATAATTGTTAAAATATTAATCGGATGAACCGCTGATATAAAGTCGTTGAAAGGCATGATAAACACCTTCTGTTTAGAAATGTATTTGGAATTGAATTTCAAAATCGCAAAATTTTCAACTCTCTTAAAATCCGCCCCATTCTCACGCAACATACGATATAATTCAAATGGAAAATAACACATGCAACTTCGCCGGTCTCTTTTAACTATTAAAAACCAAAATTTAACCCCTGAATTATTTTGGTCTGTCTGGGCTTGAAAAATAAAATTTTCATATGTTTGGATTGCCGCCTTTTCAGGCTTGTCTAAAATGTTGGCAAAGTTATCTTTGGAATATCCCCGTTTCAACTCAATACTTATTAAATCCAAAAGTGGCTGACCTATAGGGTCAACCGCTTGTATATCGCCGCACTGGCCATAAGTAGATTTTTGCTGCTTGCTACGAGTTTTTGCCATTGCGCCGCTTCCAGCTGTTCTCCAATAAATATCATCCCGCTTTCCCTTGCTCCACCACAACGATAGTTGTCGGCATATCAACCGTTCAAAACTGCTGCCCTTCGCCATATCAACCTTTCAGCCTGGTAGCTTTTTGGATTGTCACCATTATTTGTTTAATATCATACATCACACGGCTATCTCGTTGTAACTCCATTATTGGTGTACCTTCAAATGGAAGTCTCACCAGTCGTTTATTTCTCATAACAATATCCCTGGATGCACGAATCGTCTGATATGCTTTGGCTGTTGGGGACAACTCTTTCCTCAAATACTTTATAGCTGTTTTCTCACCAACGCCGGTGATGCCCTGTATGTTATCTGAGGAGCACCCCGACATAGCCTTAATTTTAGCCCATTGATGTGGATACACCCCATACTCCTGTACAAATCGGCTGTATGTCATAAACTTCTTATGATTAAAAATAGATATGTTAAAATTCAAAAGTTGAAACATATCGTGGTCGGTCGATACTATTACAGCAGTATCTTCTTCAGATAAATTTTGGGCCAAGCTGGCTATCAAGTCATCACCCTCAAACCCCTTATACCAAAATATATTCTTATACCCCATTTCAGGCAAAATGGTTTTCCTCAGTTCTTGAACGGCCTGTTGAAATGCTTTATCTTCGGGCAACATTTCTTTCTCATGACGATGTGCTTTATATTCAGGATAAATTTCAGCACGTTTATACGGCCCCGCATCCCAGCAAAATGCTACGTTCCGGCACTTATGGTGTGAACGAATACTATCTACATCACGAATAAATCCAAACATTGTTGCTATTTTTATATCATCAGGGTCGGTGCTTCCTGATGCGTACCTGGCCCGATAACACAAATGATTACAATCTAACAAAAGCCACTTACTCATATTTAATCTTTCTTTTCACAGTACATGCTTTCTCAATCTCATTCCACGTCTGAATCACCAACAACTTCAACTCTGGCTCCAAATCATTGCTTTCAATATAAGCCACAATCTTTTCTTCACCGCCTTTAATACCAAAATCAGTTGCATCTATCATACCCGTTTTTGTGTTTTTATCCCAACCACCTTCATCACATAAATACCTAACGCATCCGCCCACATCATCAAATCCAAACGAATAATATATTGGTAGTGTAACGGTTCTATCTTTCCCAGTCAAACGGTTCTTCTTACACCGTATAACACACTCATTCCCAATGTTACGCTTCTTACCCCTAACTGTCCGGACAATTGGTGCTTTGACACTGCTCCACAACTCTAACGTGGCATAAAAACGTAATGCGTGCCCGCCCGAACGTGTCTTGGTCGGAAACATACTGGTAATACTATCTCTGGTTTGACATAATACGATAAGAATGGAACCGCTCTCACGCAACGGGCCGATTATCCGCCGCAAACCCGCACTGTTCTTCTTCGCCTTCCCATCACCATAGGAACCGGTGGTTGGTGTACCTTTTCTGGATGCTGCCCGTACTTTTTGAAATTTATCTTCTTCAGAATCGCTCGATAATACATCCATTGAATCCTGAATATAAATAACCGGCCTGGAACCCTTAACGGCATCATCCAAATGATAATAAAACTCTTCAATGGTAGTGGAATACACAGGCATCCCGTCTTTCATCGCCGGTGGTTCCAATCTTTCCGCCACGGCCTTCCCAAAGAACTTCGCCAAATCCATCAACGCCCCATCTTCACCATTATCATAAATAAATCGATAATTAGCAAAACTGGGATTAATAGCTGCTTCGGCCAAACAAGTCAATGATAGAAATGTTTTTCCACTGATAGAATCACCCACCAGAAAAAAATACTTACCTTTTACAAATCCACCAAAATGCTTACCGCTACACGCCAAATTAAGTAGTGTACTTCCAGTGGATAAAAAATCAGATTTTTTTAATCTTGGTTTCTTTTCTTCAACCGTCATATCTTTTATAATTTTTTTCATACATAAAAAATGAAGGGCAGTTTGACCCACCCTTCATCCTTTCATCCAATAAAAATAATCTTATTCAAAGTCATCATCGTCATCGAAGTCGTCGTCATCTACCGGTGCCACCTTCTTGGCTTTCTTCGCATTCTTCGCCTTCTTCGGCTCATCATCATCGTCATCGAAGTCGTCGTCATCTACCGGTGCCGCCTTCTTGGCTTTCTTCGCCTTCTTCGGCTCATCGTCGAAG